CACGTTTTGTCCACACTGTACCATCAACTAGTATATGTTCTGGTGTTACAGATAGTTCATCTAAACACTTATACATGGTATTGAATGTTGAAGGGTTGATACCTATTTCATTTATTTCGTTTACGGAGCCAGCTTTACATGAAACAGCAATAGCGTTGTCCATGATTAATTTATAAGCTTCATCTCTTTGTTTTGGGGATAGTTTCTTTGAATCTCTTATAAGTGGAGACTTGAATCCTTTTGGCATTATTACTGCTGCTGTCACAACTGGCCCAGCACCGCAACCTCTACCAACTTCGTCTAAACCAGCAACCAACTCATAGTCACCGAAGTCTTCTAATAATTTTTTTTCTTTGGCCATAACTTAATTTTTACCAAATGTACAAAAAATTATTTAATTACCAAATTATTTTTTAATAAATTTAACAAGCAATCCTTCTATCTCAACTTCAAATTCTGTATTTTTGGCATAACCATCACCATTAGGATTAGACATATAATAAAGATGTTCATTCATTTTATTATGTTTGTCTTCATCTAAAAGGTATGTAAGAATTAACCCATTTTTAGATATGTTTTCATTGTTAAGGATTTCTGAAACTGTTTGTATTAAATCTTCGTACTTCATATTAAAACTTTGTAAATATACTTTTTATAATTTCTAAAAACCTTTCTTTTTTAGATTTTTTCACCACTTTAACTTTATTTGGGTTTTTCTTAATTTCAGAACCTAAATTAGTTTTTATCTCATTTATGAAATTTTTCTTTTTAATATCCGTGATGTATTTATCAGCGACCATTTCATTTTCAATCATGTTGATTTCACGGTTAATCATCTTATCGTTCATACTTTTTTTTAGTAAATATATGTATTATTTTTTACAATGTAAATTATTTAACATAAGAAGATTCATTGTCATGGTCACATTTATGACAAATAAATAAGTCTGATTCATTTGATTGAGATGCCAGCCAATGCCAATCACATTTTTTACATGTGATTTCAAATTCTTTTGCGTCAATAATTTCCCAATATTTGTCTTTTTTCTTTTTTCGGTAATAAACGTTGGCACCACCTATATCTCTCATTTGATATTGGTATTCTTCTTTTTTACCTTCAGTAAGTAAAACATTTAATCTATTTTTTATAAATTTTTTCATGTTCTTTTTTAATATAAATATTGACTATTTGTTCTATAATTACTATATTTAAATAAAAACTTATGACAACATTAATTTTTATTCTTATTTGTTATGGGGCTTGTAACAATTTAATTTACGGTTCCGTTTTTGAAGGTTGGAGAAACTTTCTAGCAAAGATGGGTACTGGCGGTTACAGTATTCATAAACTATTCACGTGTTTTATGTGTTTGGGTACTTGGATGGGTTTTGCGGTTTCTGGGATATTATTATATTTCGGTTACAGTAAATTAACCCCTATGGGTAGCTTGGGTGTTAGTTCACCTATTTTAATCGTTTTTTTTAATGGATTAATTTCCGCTGCTGGAGTGTGGTTAACACACACAGTACAAGAAGCTTTTGAACGAGCTTTTGCAAAATGAAAAAAGCCCCAATGGGGCTTTTTTTTTTGTTTGTTGTTGTTTATTATCTAGGTGGTAATTCTACTTTACTAGATATGTTTTTTAGTTTATCACTTTGTTTTTTGTTTTTTAGCAATTCCATGTTTCGCAATGCTCTTTTTTCTTCTTCAATCATTTCCATTTCTTCTTCAGTTAACTCAATAGGGTTACCATTTTCGTCTAAATAAGATGGAACTATTGTTTCTTCAAATTCTTTCTCACCAGATGTCGCATATTCTTCAACATTTTCTGGATAAAAATCAGATGGATTGGTTGTTTGTGTTGGTTCATCAATTATATCTTCTTCGTTTAACGTTTCTTCTATTTCAGCGTCAAAATCATCTAACCTAGGAACTAAGTCTTCTTCGCTAAAGTTAAATTTAAGTCTTTTTAATTTTTCTAAACTAGTTTTCTTAAATATCTCTTTTAACTCATTAACTTTTTCTTTTAGTAAATCATGTTTCTTTTCACGCTCAATATTTAAATCAATTGTTTTTTTAACGTAATCTAATAAATCGTCTAACCCAACACCATTAACTTCACTAAAAAGCATGTAATAATTCATTTCATCATTACCTTTAACTTTTTTAACCTTATTATCGTCTGGTACAGTCCAACCTTCTTTGAACACAGCATCGACTAATGGTGTCCCTTCTAGATATCTTATACCTATAACATATGGTTGTAAAGAATCTAATGTTTTTTGTATATTTGACATTTTAATTTTTTAAATTGTGATACCAGTTATAAGCACTGATAAAATATATGCAATAGATATACCTAATAAGTTTAATTGTAATTTAGGTATCTTATATTTCTTAGGTTCTTCTTCTGTTGAAGTGACAACTGCTTGTATGAAATAATAAGCATGTCTAATTACGTTTATACATGATAACATGAATAAAACGACAAATAATTTATTAAGTATATCTATAAGCATATTTTTTATTTTTTAAGCTTTAACTGTTTTAGTTTTTGTTGAAACATCTAAACGAATGTTTTGTGCTAATGTTTTAACGTCTTGTAACGCTTTTCTAAATCTTACGCCAGCAGCTTTGTTACCTTTATCGTAAAATTTTGTTGCATCGTCTTCGATTGATGCTACCAAGTTTTTTAATTCTTCGTACTTTTCCATTTTTAGTTTTCTTTTTCTTTTGTGTTATTATTATTATTTAACATATTGCTAAACGTAGCAATACTATTTTCTGTTGTAGATAATCTATGAATTAGTAATTTCATTTTCACAGTTTTGTCATCAATAGAAATGTTGTTATCGTTGATGGTTCTTTCGATATCATCTTCAATTTTCATTTTCTCCATAGTCATGTCCATCATGACTATATTAAGTAGTCTTTCCGTATTCATATTTTTAAAACTAAGGTATTTTTATTAAAAATAAATAGTTAAAACGTTTTTTTTAGCGAATTTTCAAATATTTTGTATAATTCTAATAAAGTATCAATGTCAGCATTTGTCTTTTCTCTTTCATAATCAAAAATGTTGGCCCATATAACTGTTAAGCTTTTATTTAGATTTTCATCTTTTTTAGGGTCTAAATAAAATAACTCTAAAGTAAATTCTAAAAAATATTGATATAACTTATCACTGTTTATTGTTATTTCTTCTTTTTCAAAATTATCAATAGTTTTCTTCCAACACCAATCAAAATGTTTAAATTGCTGCTCATTAGTTGTTAATTCATCACCCAGATAAGTTGTGAAAACTAAATCTAAAAGAGATAATGTAAAATCACCATATAACACACACTTATCATTATATATATTATGTGTGCTATATATCTTTAACATAGTATCAATACTTACTGGGTTATGAATGTATGCCAATAAATTTAATTTATTGAAATTATTGCTCATTATTATTTTATATCATTTGATTCTATAAGTGTATAAGTAAATGAGTTACCATGTATTTTAGAAGCTTTTTTAACAATCTTCATAAATTCATCAAAATCTTTAACTCTTTTAAATACTTGACAACCAGCTGACCAGTTTTCTACCCATGTAGAATCTTGTCCAGCTTTATGGATATTGATACCGTAAACACCTTCAGTAATTGTTTTCTCATCATAAATTAAATCTTTGTTTGCGTCACGATAAACTTTAACTGGCTTTACTTGTCTTAAAGCTTCGTATTTACCTTGGTGAAGACCTAATGCATGTGAACTTCTATATTGACCTTCAACTAATCTAGCAACACCACCTTTAATTCCCATTTTATCAAATTCTAAAACAGATTTTTTACCTGGTTCTGTTGTGTTCATCCATTCTTTATAAACCCATGCACCAGTTTCATCTTTGTAAGAAATTGTGATGATGTCATCAAACACGTTTGTTACTTTATTCCCAGTTGCTGAGTTTCTAACACCTACAATGTTAACATCGTATGTTTTATTTGCTGCGTCTTCGAAATAGACGTAATTTTTGGCTTTTAATGCCGCTTCAATTTTTTCTCTTGTGTAAACCATTTTTTTATTTTTTATCGATTTTATCTGAGGCGTATTTAACCCCCATTATTGTTCCTATAATACTAAAACTGTTTGTTAATAAAATACCAAACATATTCGACCATGATGATTCTATAATCTTTGAATCACCACCTATTGTTATTATGTAAATGTACATTGCTGTTGTTATTATACCAACACCAATTATTACTGATAGTGCTATTTTAACAATTAACCCAATTAATTCAAATTGAGTTCTTTTTTGTAATAAATCTAAATCTCCTTCTGCTGATTTTTTAGCTTTCTCTGCTTGTTCTAATGCTAGTTTTAACTCTACATTTATTCTATCATTTTCTTCTTTTGCTTTTATTAATTGAGAGTTTTGAGCTTGAACTTGTTTTGTGATGTTTAATCTTTTTCTTCGATTTTCATTATCATTTTCAACACACGTTTGTAAATATTTTTTAAAATCTTCATCATCAGTTTCAATAATTTTGGCAATATTTCCCTCTAAACCTATTTTTCTAGATTCATATAGTTTTAAAAGTTGTTCTATTGTTTTCTTATCGAAACTTACCATTATCTGTATACTTTAAATGCTGATTTACCATGTTTATAATTCTCAAAATCTTTTCTGAAGTCTTCTAATCTAGGTTCTATGTCATCTGATTTTACAATCCAAAATTGAGCCCCAGCTTTTACTGCTTTTGCTTGTTCTTCTGGTTCATCACTAGATGATATTATTCCAATGATAACGTGGTTACCATATTCAAAATTTATTTTTCTAATCAACTCAATACCGTCAAAACTTGAACCGATAATATTTAAATCTACAAAAACACATTCTGGTCTTTCTTCTGTTTTATTGTTTTCATACCACGACTTAAACATTTTTTCAGCTTCATCTGCTGAAGAAACGCTTTGCAGCGAAAGTGTTATATCTAGAAGACTACATGCATCTTCGAAAACTAAGTGGAATAAATCTTCATCATCCACTAATAATATTGAATCTATCATAACTATTTAATTTTTATTTAACTTTATTTTCATTTTAGTTCCTATTTCATTTTTTTCACAATTAATTTTGAAACCATGCTCTTTTAATATTGCAATACAAATATTTAAACCTAAACCAGTACCTGGCTCTTTTTGATTTTTGTTTCTAGTATACGGTTTTGAATATTCTTCAAATTCTTCTTGTGTTAATCCTCTACCATTATCTTGTACAACCAATGTTTCTTCATCTTCCATATAAATGTGGATTACTTTATTGTTTGAATCATTGTATTTTAAACCGTTTCTAATCAAATTATCAATTGCTGTACAAAATAAAGATTCGTTCACCTCGTGATTAGGTAAATCATCAATTTTAATTTGACTAAAATATGCTGTTGATTTTAAGAAATTAACCAATATTTCTTTAATGTTATGATAATCTTTTGATAAAACTGCGTCTTGTTTAACTAGGTTTGTAAATTCATAAACCCCTTTGTAAACTTTTTGTGTATGTTTTAAACCTTCTTTCAACATTCTTAAAGGTGCTTCTAATTTAGTTTCTTCTATAATTTCTGGTGATAATCTTCGTTCTAACGAACTAATACCCCTAGGGATATATGTATTTATACCAGAATGCATATCGTGTCTTAGAATCTTCGCAGCGTGCTCTAAATAGGTATTCTTTTTATTTAATTCATTTAACGATTCAAACAATTCGCTTACATCTTGTCTAATTGATGTGAAGCCCATTAGCTCACCAGTTTCATGATTAAAGTCAGCTTTAATATATGTGTCTACATAATATAGTTTACCGTTTTTGTTTTTATTAACCACTAATTCATGCCAAATCTTTTTATTCTTTACAGTAGTCTTATACATTTTAGTCCAGAATTCTTTTGATTGAACCCCAGAATTAACTATGCTGTGGTCTTTACCCAAAAGTTCTCTTTTACTGTAACCACAAACTTCAATAAACTTTTTATTAACATATGTTATTTTACCGTTTTTATCCGCTTTTGAGACCAATGCGGTTTCGTTAATAAATTCCTCAAAATCAATCATATTTTGTTCAACAATTTTGTTTTCTTTAACGGAATACATAAACGAAAACAAAGATGATAACATCTCAGCAAAATTAACTTCAACCTTATGCCATTCTCTAGGTTTAAACGCTTCAATACAGATAACACCAATAACTTTACCTTTATAAAATATTGGAACGTCTAACATAGAATTTATACCTAAAGGAATTAAATATGATTCCGTAAAACATCTTGTTGATTGATGCGTTCTAGCATCATTAGCTACAATTATTGGGTCAACTATAAGGGCGTTGAAATAAGGCTCGTAATCCGTCTTATATAACGTAATATTGTTATACCATTTGTCTTCATGCTTTACATATAATTGTTTACACGTAATAGCTGATTTATCTTCGTTATATAACCATATTGAACATCTGTCAGTATCAGTTGATAATGTAACTTCTTTTGTTAAATGTTTAGAACCATCAATAATGTTACCATCATAAAATAATTGATTGTGTGATTGATGAATTAATGTTTCATTCAATTTTTTAGCATAATAATTTAACTTTGTGGATTCTTTACCTTTTCTGATAAACCCTCTTACGAATAGAAAAGCTGGTATGCTAAATAGAATTATTGATACGTAATTGAAAATTGCAATTTCTTTGCATAACGGTATAAAATCTAGCATAATGAAAGTATGCATTAAAATATAAAAGACCATTATTGCAGTACCAATTCCAATATAAATTTTGTTAAGTTTATCCATGTTGTAACTTTAATTATAAATATTCAAAAAAAACCAAAAACCCCAGCCGTGGCCAGGGTTTTTGAATAATTTCTTCTTGTATTTATTTAGTAAAATATAAATCAGCTTCAGCTGTTCTTCTAGTAACTAAACCTTTTAACGTTCTGCCGCCAGCTTTTGTCCATTTCATAAATTCAGCTCTGATTGTTTCATCGTTAGGGTTAGCATTAACTTTTTTTAATAATGTTGAAGATTTTAAGTTAGCTGGTCCTAAATTGTAACAAAAAGAAACTAATGCATCAAATTGGTTTTGTGTGATAGTATCAATACAATATGAATCTACATATTGTTCAAATTTTGATAACATAGATTTCAACAATTCAACACCTTCAGCTTCAGTTACAGCTTTGTCAGACATTGTTACTTTTTTACCATTAGGGTAAAACGTTGCTCCATATGCTATTGTAGGAATCCCAGCTGGACACTTATAAGGTTTAGACATAAACCCTTCAAATTTTTTAATTAGTTCGATACCTTTTGTACCAGTTTTTGTAATCTTTTCCATAACTTTTTATTCATAAATATTATACAAATAAAAAAGGTACCCATTAGAGTACCTTTTTTTTATATATTATATCGTATTATTATTTAACACCATATTTGCCTTGTGCTCCATAATGGTGACCATTCTTTTTCCACCAAGCAGCATCTTTAAGTGCACTACCAGCTAATGCTGCAACACCTAAACCTATTGCTAATGCTGGATGACCCATCATAGCCGCTGGGATAATACCAGCTAATGAACCTAAAGCACCACGCATTATAAGTTTATCTAAAATTTGTCTTAATTTTAATTCACTTTGGCTCATACCATAATCACCTTCAGCTGGTGGTTCTGGTAAACCTTCATTAACTGATTGATTTAATGCATTAGCAACCATTTCTTTACCACCTTGTTGATAAGCTTGTACTAAAAAATTAACTTCTTCTGGTGATAATATTGATTCTATTTTATCAGCAACTTTTTCAGCACCAACCTCAATTGATTGCACAGCATCTTCATTCATTGCCATTCCAGTGTCAGCACCCATATTTTGAGTACCCATATTTTGAGCAGCATCTGGTTGTTTTGAATTAATATCATTCATTACTTGTTTTAATTTATCAACAAGTACTCTCATTTTACCAGAATCTTGATTACCTGGGTTGTCAAACGTTGAAATTAAATCGTCAATAATTGAATATAATTCAGCTCTTTCATTTCCAGCTATTTTACCAAATGCTGTTCTAAGTTTATCGTTAATTAAACTTCTAAAATCATTAAAAGCAACTTTAATTTTACCCATACCTTCATTCATCATGTCTTCGTACATAGCTGCTTCATTCATTTCACCTTCTTCGTACATACCTTCTTCCATCCACGATTCGTTGATTGGTTCAAATTTGATTCCACCTATAACAACACCTTCAGATAAACCTTCTTCATTTTCTTTAGCTTCAGTTTCAACTTTTGCAGTTGTTTCTTTACCCATGTGAATGTGTTTTTTTGCGTCAGCAGCTTGAGGAACATTGATTTCATCCCAGTTACCTTCTTTAGCTGTTACATCTTCAATATTTTTACCACCTTTAGATGTTGTTTCTGTTGATTTAGTAGTTTCTTCTTTTACTTCTTCCTCTTCTTTAACAACTTCTTCCTCTTCAACAGATTCTTTCATTGTCACATGTTTAGTCGCTTCTGCTGCATGTTTTTTAATTTTTTCAAACTCACCAGTTTTTGGATTTGGTGCTTCAGTTTTCTTTTCAGAAGCTACAGAACCTTCAACATGTTTTTTTGCATCAGCAGCTTGAGGAACATTAATTTCATCCCAGTTACCTTCTTTAGCGTCAGCATCTTCGATGTCTTCCATTTCCATTAACATTTTTGTTTTTTTCCAAATGTCATTGAATGTTGAGTTTTCATCTAATCTAGCTCTACCTTTAACAGTACCTAAAGTTTCTTGAGATTTGTAACCCATAAGGTGTTTCATCTTTTGCATATCTTCATTAACCATAGTTTTATCAGCTGCCATAAGTACAACTGCTTTACCTTCAGTTAATGAACCTTCCCAACGGATTTTGTAATTTTCTACACCGTCAGTCATTTCAAATACTTTATTATCTACTCTGTATGATTCTGGTATCATTTTAAGTGCATTTCCAACACCGTTAAACTCTTTTTTGAATTTAAGTCTTTTCATTCCTTCTTTTATTTGTGTTTTATTGTTATCTTTATTTTCCGCTAACGCTGAGTGAACACCCATAGGTTGGTTACCTTTTGGTACAACCTCTATGTCATCACCAAAACTCATAATACCAGTCTGAGCATCCATTCTCTTTTTAAATGAATCTTCTGCATTCTTAACTAAGTTTTTACCGAACTCTGGTCCAGTAAATCCTTGTTGTGCTGGAATAACATTAGCCCAATCTGGATTGTTACCCATTCTACTTGAACCTTCGATTGCTTCTTTTGCTCTATCTTTGAATTCTTTGTTTGGGTCTCTGTCATATTGAATCATCTCTTGACCATTCATGATTTCCATTTGGTCGTGATATTCTTTTTCTTTATCACCGTTATAGTTAAATTTGTTGTTAACATCAGTAGCTTCCATACCTTTGTTTAAATTTTTCTCATAACTAGCTAAATTTTTATCAACATCTTTAACAGCTTGTTTGTTTATTTTTTCTGATTCTTTTTTTGCAGCATTTGTTACCGCAATACCTGGAGTTTCAGCTTCATTAACAAATTTATTAACTAAATGTTTTTTAATTATATTTTTATCCATTTTTAATTGATTTTATTATAAATATCTTAGTTTTAAGTAAAGTTTACTACTTATTATTTTTAAATTCAATAATTCTCTTAACCTCGTCTAACGTTCTACCAGTTTGTTTAGCAATCGTTTCATAGATTTTATTTTCTTTAGCTAAAGTAGGTGCGTTTACACTTCCTTTACCTTTTTTAAGTTTAAGACTTGACGCACCAGAGTTACAACCACCATTTTGAGCTTCTTTATTGTTGTTTGGTTTTGAACATTCTGGTTGTTGTGGGAAAGTTCCACCAGCCCATTGTGGTTCTTTAAAAGCTCTAGGTTGTTCACCTTTATTAAATTCACCGTTTCTACCAATAGATAAAGCGTTTGCATCGTATGCACCTATCGACCCTTCACCTTCTGTTGTTTCGTTTATACCTTCTTTAAAAGTTCTTTTAAGTGGTTTACCAAATTGTGGGACTGGAGTGTTTAATCTTGCACCAGCACCACCGCCACCAAAAACACTAACACCACCACCTATAGCACCAGCGGTTGTTGCTTCATCAAAAGGTAATCTTGTTTGTGTATACTCTGGGTTTTTTGATTGTGGTTGAACTTTAGGTAAAACTTTTTTCTTTTTATTTAAATAATTACCACCAAAACCACCAGTTTCGTGGTCACCAGTAATATTTTTTCTAGCGGCTAAAGCATCAGCTGATACATCAGTTTTTGGTTTATTAGTACCAGTAAACCCTCGACCTAATTGTTGTTTTATTTTTTCTCTTTCCTCAGCGTCTGAACTACCATATTCATTTAATGGTTCTTCTTCTCCTTCGCCATTTAATAAATTGTTTAATTCTTCATCTTCTGAATAAAAATCTAATAAATCATTTTTAACTTCATCAGTGATAGGTGTTAATTTATCATAATTTGAATCAATATAATTTATTAAAACTTGTCTTATTTGGTCGTCATTGTTAGTCCAATAACCATCGTTACTATCTTCAGCATAACCTAATGAAACAGCAATGTTAGTTAATTTAGAATTTTCACTGTTAACAGCTTTCATAAATTCACTATTGTAATCATCTAAATCAATTGACAATAACCCGTCTTCAGAAGAAACTATTGCTATATCACCGTTGTAATATTTAATATCAATATCACTTTCTTGTGTTGTTGGTCTTGGATATTTTTGTGGTTCTTGGTTTATTGGGTTGTCTGGGTGATTATCAAACCAATCACCTTCATTTATACCACCAACGATTTCATTTAACGTTTCTTCGTAAATTTTTAATGCGTCTTGTGGTGAACCTAATTTTTTTGATAGTTTATAACCATCTTTTTCTTTAACTAGGATATCTTTTAACCCTTCTAAAACAGCTTCATATTTTACATTGCTTTCGTTCCAGAATTCTGATAAATTTTTAGATTTGCCATAAAGATATTCTAAAAGGTTTTTATATTCTTCTTTTAAGTTATATTTTTTAGCCATATCAGAACCTTTATCTAACCCTCCTTTATCTGTAGGTTCTTGGTTTAAAGATTCTAATAATGTTTTGTATTGTTTTTTGCTTAAAATTATTTTTTTCATTATTAATTATTTTTATTTGAAAGGTTATCTATCCATGTATTTCTTTTTAGCCAAAGAGTTTTATAAAGCTGCGTCAAAACGTTTTTAGTTATTTCAACAATTTTATTTTCTAATTCCTTTTCGTTTTTAAGTTTTTCTTTAACTATCTTTTCGATTTTATTTTTAAAATCTGCACTATCAATATAACCTTTAATTTGTTTATTGACATCTGTTTTTGATAGCTCTTCTTTAATTATATTTCTCATTTAGACTTTTTATTATAAATATGGTTAATAAACAAAAAAAGCCCTAAGATTAGGGCTTTATTTAATTATTATAATATTATTATTTAATCATGTAATCACTAGGTGATATTACAAGTTCACATTCTGAAAATGAATTATCAGTGTAGTCTAATGGACCAAAGTTAACCGATTTTAATAAACAACCAGTCATTACCCAACTTTCATAAACAACACCAGTTGGTTCTAGTATTTCAACTTTCATTCCAAATCTTTTATGGTTGATACCCATATCCATTAATTTCTTGTTGATTTGGTTTTGTAGTGGGGATTTGAATTTTAAAACTATGTCTTCTATTTTATATTTTTTAATAAGCGTCTTAATACCTAAAACCATTACGTTTTCAAAATTTACTTTTGGGCCATTTATTGATGAAATGAAAAAAGGTTCAATACCTAATTCTTTATCTAATATAACTAAAAATCTATTCTTTCTACCAAATTCTGGTATTTTAATATCTTTACCAAATCTATGATTGTTTCCATTTTTTGTTCTAGTTATTGCATCATCTTCTTTTGCCAACAACGGATTCTTTTTACCAGTTAATTCTTCATAATAAGGATTGGCTTCACCAGTGAATGGGTCATACATTGGTATCTCATTTTTCCTTTGTTCTACATACTCTTTAGGTAGTGGTTTAGACATTATAGGATTTGGTGCAGCTGCTTTTCTCCTTGTTCTTGGTTTATAATTCTTTTTATTACTTTTTGTTGTTCCTTCTTGTATTGGTTTTGGTTCTTCCATAAAACTATTCTTTTATTTTTATATTATTTATAACACTTATAGTATCTTTCATACATTCACTATAAATTTTGGAACTGTAATAAGGTTTAAATTTCAATAATCCCCATAAGTATTTATTTTCCCAATCTTTATATAGAAATGTTGTTAAATTATCTTTAAATTCTTTATTCGTAAATGATATTGAATCTTTTTTAATAAACCCAGAAAAAGTATAACACTTTTCTTTTAATGTGAAATAACTTTTTTCTGAAACACTATCTGTTTTTAAAACAGTAGATGTAACAACAGAATCTCTAAATCTATATTTAGTATCTATAATGTTTGTTATGTGTTTTGTTTTAATATTTAAAACTTTTGCTATTGAATCATATTTTGGGTATAAGTCTTTTAGTTCACCAGCAGTTAATTCTTGCTGCCTAGACTTATCTTTAACGATTGCAATAACGTTATTGCTAAATCTTTTTCGTTCTTCTTTTTCATTTTTATATAGCTTAAATAAAAAAGCTAGTGATGTAAATAATACCACCACTAATAAAACTAATCCTATTAATATTTTATTTTTTAACATCATAAAAAAGGTCATCATCTGTTTTAGGGTCATTTTGTAAGTTGGTTAAATAACCATTTAACCCAGTTTTAAGTTCTTCTTCATTTAAATCACCATCACTTGCTGAATTAGATTTCATACCTTGTGTATATGATATTGTGAACTCAAATTTATTAGCGTCATTAACTGTTTTTTCACCAGTAATTACTATGTCACCAGAAAAATTTTCTGTTTTAGGTTTAATGTAAATACTAGTTATTCTAATACCTAATTTTAATCCTTCGATAGCAGTATTAACTTTTGTGAAACGTTCATCGTTCTTAGCTAATTTTTCATATGAATCATCTATAGGAAATAATGGTTGTGGACCTTCTGCTGGTGCTTCAGCCATTTTTTCTTCTTCTGGTTCATCTGGTAAATCATCACCTTTTTCAAATATTGGTTTAGGTACGGAAGCTGTTGCTGGTGCATCATCTTCTTTTATCAATGTTTTACCAAATTCTCTAATTACTGACATCATTTTTTTTGTCATGTCGTGTTCGTTAATGTTTTCTTTCATTCGTTTAATTTTTACTTTCTAGTTTATTTTTAAATTGTTCACAATCCCATGCTGGTGATACATCAAAATAGTGTTTGGATATGTTACTTTTATATAACACACCATTATAACTACTCGTATCCTCAATTTTTGTATTGTGTCCTATAGCGGTTTTAGGTATGAAAAATTCATCACATAAATAATCACATAATTCAACACATGAATCTAATTGTTCTTGTGTGTAAGTAGCCCATTTGTTGATTCCTTTCCACATTCTGCCAACCACTATTCCATTATAAATATCACCTTTCCAGTTATAAAAATTCTTATCTGGTGATTTTCTAGTTAAATACCCTTCATTTTCTAGTAAAATAATAATGGATTTAGTGTTTTGTTCTAATTTAGAAAAGTATTTAGATTGAAATGTTGGTTCAAAATGTTTATGAATAACACCATCTTTATCTATTGTGAATGCTGCCGTTTTTTTATTGTTTCCGTTTAATCTAGTTTTCCAACCTATAACATGTGTCATGTCTTTGCTATTAGTATTACCAATAACTATTTGTTTTTTAATACATTCAATAGGTACATAATTTTTTTCGTCTAAACTGTATTTTTTGTCTTCTATTATCATTAACCACGTTTATAAAAAATCTTATTATCATCACCGTTTTTAATTATTTTATTTGAGCCGATTCTTTCTATTGTGTTACTAGTTTTAGGTTTTGGTACTTCAACTGAAAATCCTCTACCTTCTTTAATTTCTCTTATGTCTTCTAAATTAACTTTTCCAGTTGGGATTACTGGTTCTTTTTTGTATACTGGAACTTCAACATTTTTTTCACTAACAGTTGTTGATGGTTCTTCCTCTGGCATAGGTCTGATATCCCATGGTTCTATATCATTTACAGTGTCATTTACAGTGTCATTTACAGTGTCATCAAGTTCTTCTTCAATTGGTATTATGATATCTTCTGTTTCCAAATCTTTAACCATTTGATTCATAACTTCACTCAATGCATGGTCTTCATCAAAGTTTACTCCCTCATTTACTCCCTCATTTACTCCCTCATTTACTCCCTCATTATTTGATTTAATTACTTCTACAATAGTTGTTGGAGTTTCGGCAGATGGGACAAAGTTAACTTTAGGTTCTAGTGGAGTTTGTTTACTTTCCAATTCAAACACTCTGTTGGTTGCCAATATTAATGCTATTGCCAATGGGTCAAACACAAATATAAGAAGTAGAATCATATAATTAACTACATTCGCCATTGGTGTTCCAGTTAATTCAGAAACATATTTAAGTGGGCCAACTTCACCAGATACTTCACTTCCAGCTTTTAATTCAATAGCTTTTACGTTATAAACATTTACTGAATCAGACAACACAATATTTTTAGAGTTAAGTAAGTCTATTTCAGTATTTAATAGTTGAATTTGTTTATCTGAACTTTCAATGTCACGTCTAGCGTTTCTTTGGTTTCTGTTGTTGGTTGAATTATCCAAACGTGATTCTTGATTACCTCTTAGGTTATTCAATTGTTCAGCACGTTTAGTTTTAGTTTCAATAATCTTTGTATTGTCAGCTATTGTTTTTTCAAATACTTGTTTCTTGGCTTCTAACACACTTAACTCACCTTCGTGCAACTCTAATTTGTTTGCTGTTGATTGGTAAGCGTTAGATAAAAAACCATAAATACCAGCAGATGTAATTAACATAAGCACACCAACACTTATAGTTAAATAAATTTTTAAACCTCTGGCTAATTTATGCCAATATGTGTGTAAAGCAGTAGTTGTAACTACTTTACCAATTTCCAATACAGATGCCATTATAATAACAGCAGTACTTGCACCAGCAAATAACTGACTTAAACCCCATACTGAGAAATATGCAGCACAACCAGCAACGGCTAGTGCTAAAATTAACATTATGTAACTAAATTTTACTTTCATATACTTTTATTTTATAAATATTTAAAACTAAAAAAAGGGTCATAGACCCTTAGTTTATCCATTTATCAAATCAAATAAATCATGAGCATTATGTCTTAATTTTCTAATTGCTTTTTCTTTTATTTGTCTAATTCTTTCTTTTGTCAAACCATATCTATCACCTATTGCTTCTAGTGTCATAGCTTCACATTTGGTGTCAATACCAAAATAACATTTTATTATTTCAATTTCTCTTTCACTTAAAACGGACAATGTTAAATCAATTTGTTTTTTAATTCTTTCGTCTATAATTAATTTATCTTCATCACTATTATCAAAAGGTATTAGTTCAATCAACTCATCACCTTCTTCGTTTATGTGTTCATTAAGCGAAACACACTTTGGATAATTAATCAATCTTAAATCAAAATTTTCAATATCATTAACTGTAAAATCAGCATCATCTAATAATTCAACTTTTGAAATTTCTTTATTTAATTTAGAAATCTTATTAATAACATTAGATGGTAATCTAACCATTCTAGCGTTATCATTTAAACTTTGAATAATAGATTGTCTAATCCACCATACAGCGTAAGAGATGAATCTGAAACCTTTTTTGTAATCAAATCTTGTTGCAGCTTTAACTAAACCGTAATTACCTTCATTTATCAAGTCTTGTAATAACATTCCTTGTCCTTGATATTCTTTAGCTACAGAAACCACAAATTTTAAATTTGCTTTAACCAAAGTTTCAATTGCTTTGGTATCACCTTTTTTAATTCTTTTAGCTAAACTTATTTCTTCGGTTTTAGTTAAAATTACTGATTTTCTTACTTCTTTAAAATACTTTGATATACTATCGTTGTTTTCAAAATTTACAAATTTTTTGTTCATTAATACTATTGTTACTCTTCATGTTATTCTTTCTAAATATAAGGATAAATTCGTAAAAGTCAATACTTTACGTCCTTTTATTTAGCCAAAAGGCTTAACATTTTCTTATCATAATCTGTAAAGTTTTCAACTCCAGAATCTATGATTTTATTCATTGCTTCTTGCTTTTCAGCAAGAGTCATGTTTTCTATTTGTTCTTCAGTTATCCTTCTAGGTCTTATAACTGTTTTAACATCTATTGGTTTAGTAGTCTTTATCTTTTTGCTATTTTCTTTGATAATTTTAGCATCTTCTATAGCGTCTAGTAAATCATTCATTCTTTTACTTAAAAGAGAATCTGATTCCTTTATAAAACCAAATAAACCTTCGTGAATTTCTTCTTTTGTTATGTTATAACCAGAATACTTAGGGTTTAAATCAAAAACAAAAAAACTTCTATTTTGTAATTTAAACCATTCGTTAATTTCACCAACTGTAAGTGCTGATGATAATGTGGCAATTATAATACCTTTAGCATCTAATATATTAGGCTTGTTATCACTAATTTTTTCAATCTCATCGATAACGTTTTTAGTGTCGCCCATAATTATTACGCAATAATTTTTAATCTCCATACCCCTTTTTTTTAACTAATATACAAAACTTTTATTAAATATGCAATTATTTAATTGTTATTTTAGATACGTTATCAGTTTTGATTACTGTGATAACATTATCTCCCCAATCTTTAACAATGTCATTATGTGTTATAAAAAACACTATTTCGTACATTTCTTTTATTTTATCAAATAACGTTTTTAGTTTCTCAATGTTGTCTTGAGCAACTTTACCTAAGACTTCATCAAAAGTTATAAAATTAGGCATTGGTAAAGTAGATAGTTTTCCTAACACAGCTCTAAGTGCTAAACTTGCTGCTGTTTTCTCTAAACCAGACCCAGATTTTAATAGTTTTGACACACCATCTTTAACCAATAAAAACTGAACGTCATTCTTGTCATTAATAAATATCTCGACATCGAAATCTACAACATCATCTAACAATCTTTGTATTTCAGAATTTATAATTGGTAACACGGAACGCAGCACTAATTTACTAATACCTTTCTTGCCAACCAATTCAATATAGATTTTAAAGATTTTATCTATATCTTCTTCTTTCTTGATGGTTTCAATTAATTTGGTTTTAATTTCAATACCAGATTTATGGTTTGTAATCTCTGTTTGAACCCTTTCTATTTTAGTAATCGTATCATCTTTAGTATGTTCACATACAGCTATTTTAGTCTTAATATTTGTAATTTCAATATCAATCCTTTTGTTTAATTCAATTGCATCCAAATTAAGTTTATATTTTTTTAACTCATTTTTCTTTTCAACAATTTTATTTCTAAGAGAACCAATTTCAACTTCTAATCTGTCTTTTGCTAACTCTAATTTATTCTTGTCATCAACCGATTTTTTGATTTCATTTAACCTTGTTAATTCTTCAGTTAACATTTCTCTAGTGTTGCACAATTCATTAAGTTTGTCATTAATTTCTGACAGTTGTTTATTGTGTGCTGCTATGTGTTCTGTATTGTCAACATCATCTAATTTTCTATTACATGATTGACAAATACCACCAGCAATTAAATCTTCAACTTGTTTAGTGATTCTTTCAGCATCAGCTTCTTTTAATGCTATATCAGTATTTAATTGATTTAATTGTTTGGTCCAATCAAAATGCATATCCTCATCAAACACAACAACACCAATTTCATCAATCTTTGTTTGATGTTCTTTTACTTCTTTAGCTAAACCAGTACCTTTTTCAGTTATTTTTTCAATTTCAGATTCTAATGATTCTGGGTTTAACTCAGATATTGTTACGTCAATTTTTTCTTTGCTATTGATTGAAGACTCTTTCTCATTTGTTAATGTTTTTATATCATTTTTTGCTTTAGTTAACCTTTCATTCAAAGTATTTTCAAGGTCAGCACATTCTTGTCCTTTTTCTTTATGGTCTTCGATTTCATCTGTCAAAGTAATAACATCGTATTCGTTAGATTTTTTCTTTCTAGCGAATTCATTATACATTTCCCTAACAGCTTTTTCTTTTAGTTCTAAAATCTCTAAACCAATAAGTCTAGTCAATACTTTTCCAGATTCACTTGTTGTTAACCCAATTAAATCATCTAAATTCTTCTCAGTAGCCAATACAAGCATCTCAAAGTCTTTTTCGCTGCCAATAGTTTCTTTAATCTTTTTAGTTGTTCTAATGGCATCTTCTTCGTTTAACGCTTTTTCTTCACCATCTGGTAGTAATTCATAATAATTAACTCTATTAACAATAGTCCAACCACCACCTTTTTTGGCAGTTCTTTTCATCTTACGTTCAATTATTATTTCTTCACCTTCAATATCAATCATACCACGAACAGTTAAATCGTTTTTATCACTATATTGGTTGAAAATTTGCTCGTTAGTATCTGTTTTTGTTGTATTACCATGTAATAAGAATTTCATCGCATCAATAGTCATAGTAGTTTTACCACCTTGATTTGATGGGATTGAATTAACGATGTTTAATCCTCTTAATTTTGAGAAAGGAATGTAATTATCCTCACCAAATGATAATAGGTTATTTATCATTAACCATTTAACACTCCAAGTTCTGTGCTGCACTTCATTAACATCAACATTTAGTTCACCGTTAACTTTGTCGTCTAACGCAAGGATTCTGTTAAAGTCAACCTTCTTATCGTCTCTTTCAATTAACTCCTTCATAAGAGCTCTTTGATAGTTTACGTCCATGATATTCTCAATACCAGCACCAGTAATTTCAATTAGGTCACCGTTTGCTGTTCTTTTAACTGGTCGATAGACAACATTAATGTTATTTTTATTCACACCATATTTGTTAGCAAAGTAATTTCTAATTTTATTCTTAGCTTCTCTACTATAATTGTGTGGTTTGTCGTCCCAATAAATTTTAATTTTAGCATAAGGTGATATCGATTTGATATCTAATACTTCTACACTATTCTCCATATAAATCTGTTTTATTTTTGTTTTTTTCTATTTCTAATTGTTTTCTAAGAACATCACTTAAATCACTACATTCACGTAGTTTTTTCTCGCCAAGTTCAGCCAGTTTAATGTAGTTTTTTATCTTTTCATCCATTTCCATATCAACCATATTGATAGGTACTTCTTTGATTACTTCGACAACCTTTTCTACTTCAACAATTTTTTCTACTTCGACAATCTTTTCTTTGACAGTTGGTACTGGCGTTGAACCGTACTTTTCAATAGTGAAACCTTGTTTAAGAACTTTAGTCATAAAGTCATCAATATTCGTAATATTATTGGCTCTGCAATAATCCCAAATTTCATCTTTTAATTGTTTAGATATCTCCAAGGTCAACTTTTGTTAAATCTTCACGTGTTTGATGCAGCAAGACAACTTCCATATCTTTTTCATCAACGTTTATTGCCAATACTGGTTTATCGGCTCTATAAATAAACCCTTGTTCGTTCTCTGGGTCAACAAACCCATATTCACCATTCACAACAGTGAAATCATTCATTTCTTCTGGTAATGAATTAATGAACTCTTTTAATTCGCTCAATTTCATAAGTTAGTAAGTTTTTCTTCTCCGTTCTCAATATCTTCTAATGAAGTGATTTTAAATTGATAAAACGAATATTTGTTATCTACATCATGTTCTGTATATGTTTTAGTTTCAACATCCCATAATAAAAATCCATGTTTAGTAATATTCTCACCAAAGTTTTGTTGTATAAGCGATGATGGATAGGCTATCATAATATCTTTATGGTTAAATATCTGACGTTTATGTATGTCACCTAACATTGCAATATCACAACCTTCAAATATATCTAATTCAGCACCATGGTCAATTGAATAACCGATGTCAGTCTTAGCGTTCATTATTGGTGCATGAAATAACCCAATGTAAGTTTTATCATCACCAAACTCAATCCTAGCACCTTCAATATCTGGTCTTGCATTTTCTTCAAAGATTGAATAGGCACACCAAACAATATTGTCATCCAAATAACATTTAGATTCTTTAAAATAGTTTATATCTTTGTCACCCAAAAATTGTACCATTGGTGTTATACTGTCCATTCTGTTAGCATTGTTTTCTAACAAGTCATGGTTTCCAGCTATAAGAATAACTGGTGCTATTTCTTCTAGTTTTCTTAGCAACCATGTACCTAAAATTAACATCTCATTTGAGATAACAATTTTTTGGTGAACTAAATCACCAGCTATAACTATTCTAATTTCTTCTCTGCTGTAATCAACTAACAGTTCTCTTAAATCTTTCAACAGCGTTTTGAATACATCTTTATATTCATCATGCATTCTAAGAGTTCTGATATGTATATCAGCTAAGTGTACTACTTTTTTTATCATATTATGCGTTTTTCATTAAGTTATAATAATGCATCTCAACTAGCTTCTTAGCTTCGTTTTTCATATACATTATTTGTATTTTTTCAAATGACATTTTTTCTTTGTCCCAATATCCAATTCTAATTTGTCTGCACTTTCTTTTAGGAAACTCTAATTCGTACATATAAGCGTACACAGACAACTGTAATGTATAAACTGACCATTGGCATGACTGCATGTGGTCGAATGGCTTAAAAAGCGTCTTATAACCAAATGGGTCAAAGAAATTAAACTCACGGTTTGTCTTCCAGTCCCAAACATCAAAATATACATCATCAATGTCAATAATAAGGTCGGACATACCAGCCAACTCATATTGCTCAGCAAATAGAATTCTTTCTGGCCACATTGCAACACCTTCATCAATATTCAACGCTGTAAATCCTTCAATAACTCTTTGTTCAAACTGACCTTCTTCTGTGTCATCTGGAAAATACCATTTATTAGCCAATAGATATCTTTCAACAATATCATGGACTTTAGAACCATATACGTTAGCTTCATCATTTAACATCTGCCAATATTCTAAAATTTGCAGCTGATTCATCCCAATATAACGTTCTTGTTTAACATTATCAGCTTGGTTAACAATAGCCATAGAAACCGCTTCAGAATCAAAGTGAGGTTCAATAGACGATAATGTAGTTGTAACCGATTTATAAGTTTTACCAGTTACTCTATGATGATATTTATGTTCAATAGGTTCTAGAAATACTGGACCTTCCCATAATTTTGCTTTACTCATAATTTTTAATTTAACACAAATTTACACTAATTTTAGTTAAAATACAAGTATTTATATTAAAAGTTATTATGAAAGAATTTATAAAACGTAAACTTAACGAATCATTAAAAAAAGAAATTTTAAAAGAATCACTTAGAACCCCAGAACCAGTTGAATTAATTGGTGATGAAGAAAGTTATAGAAATATAAACTATAACGATATTGAACTAATTGATTTGGGTAATGACGGTGTTGATTTGATTTTTATTGGTATTAAATTACCAAATGAAAAACAAGTAAATGAAGGTATAGTTTTAGATGTTAAATTGGTAAATGATTTATATTTAATCATCAATCTTTTAATGGACTTTAATCTGCAAGGAAAAGGGTTAGGTTATAAAATTTATGAAAAATTTATATTTGAGTTTGGTCACGCATTTTCTAGTTATGAAAAAAGAGCTAACCAAGAACAAATACCAGCAATTTGGAATAAATTAAAACAAAACTCTAGTTTTGAAGTTTATGATTCCAAAGTAGGTCAATTATGTGTGTTGAAAACAAATGAAGATAAATCAGAAATAATTCAAAAATTTAAAGAATTAGGTTAATTTATAAGAACTTTGTAATAACTGTATCACGCCTTTATACCCCCATTTTTCAAATACTTTAGATGGGTCATAACCTTCTGGACATTTGACCACTTTTACTTTACCTCTTAACTCACCAAAGTTTATTTCATGGTATAATCTAACAGTGTCATCATACGCATCATCATCCATAACAATAACAACATAAGCTTTTGCTTTTTCTTGCAGCAAGTCCAACAATTGTTCTGGTAAGAATTTACCTAATAACGGAATTGAATTAGGTGTAACAATATGGTCTGTCGCACCTTCAACCAGATAGATTGTTGAATCCCAATTTATTTTACCTTCATTGAAGACTATTTCTTGTTTTTCAACATCTGGATTTAGATATTTTAGTTTTGTAAAATCTTTTGGGAACCATCTAGCAATAAAATAATTTAAATCACCATCTGAATTATATGATGGTATAATTACCCTATTAAAAAATTTACCAGTAGTTGTAAAACCTATTTTATAATCTTTGATTATTTCATCTGTAATACCTCTTTCACGTAAATAATTAATGGCTTGCTTATAACGATATTCATCGCCTTTGCATTTAGACAATTCTTTATAACTTTCTGGTAATGTAAGAACAATGTTCTTTTTTTCTTTTTCGGATATGTTTATGTCTGGTTTGATTAATACGTAATCTCGTAAGTTTTTAGGTGTACCGTATCGTTTAAGTAATTTAAAAACAGAACCATACATGTTGTTTTTTTCTTTACAAGCCCAACATTTATAAACTGATTCTTCGTAGTTAACTTCTAAGTTACCTTTACCATCACCCTCTGGCATGTCCTTGTCTTCACCGCATGCTGGACAATCAAAGGCAATTTGCCCCGTTTCCTCATTATATTTTCTATGAGGACCTAAAAAACTTTCTAAAATATATACTAAATATTCATTCACGGTTCAAAATTACAAAATTTATAAACCAATTACAAATATTTTACAAAATTTATTATCTATCCCAAAGATTATTTTTATACATGAACCCTATTCCAGCAACATAAGCATCGGATGTGTCAAATGTTTCTTTTTTAAGTTTGTTGTTTTTGTCATAGAACCAAGTTACTTGTGGTTCTAATTCAGCAACCTTTTCCCAAAGCACATATTTCTTATCAACGTCAAAAGGATATCCACCAAACAACACTGGTTTATTTTTAGCTATTTGTTTTTCGTTTAATGCTGTTCCGTCTTTCTTAAAAGTTCTAATAGCCATTAATTCTGGGAATGAATATTGTCTAGCGTCATAAGATGAAATAAATTCTGGTACAATCCCTAATGTGTCGTATACTGACTTAGAAATCATACCGTTAAATCTTAATAATGTAGCAATTGTATATACGTTGTTTGATTGTAGTAAAGGTTCTTCTATTACTACTCGGTCAATACCTATTTCTCTATATTTAAATAAAAATTCTTTTTCAAATATTTCAATTTTTTTGAATAACTCTTCCATCTTATTTGATGGTTTTGGTTTAACAATAGGTGAAACATGGTGTAACAATTTAAGTTCACCTTTTTTACCTAAGTCTTCAAATAATGCAATACCTATTGTAGATGTCGAAACATCTAACGCTAATAAAAAACTTTGTTTTTCTTTCATGATTTTAATTTTAAATGAATATAAAATTAAAATGAAAAAAATAAAGAGTTATATGGTAATTTTTATTGATAAAGCTAAAAATTGATTAACATTTTTAGTGATTTGTCTATCTGTTTTACCATAAGCAATCAAATTTCCAAAATCATCATATAATCCAACTTCAGTTACTTTTGCAATGTCATCATCAGCAAAATAAATGCTAGTTGACGCACCAAATTCACCTCTTTCAGCTATACATGTGATTATTTGACTTACATTTGTTGATATACTATCAAATGTTAAAGTAGTAGCTGTTATTCCAGAAAATAATGTAGTTCCAGTTGAAGTGATAGCATCAATAATAACTGGGTTAGTAATTGCAATAAACCCTTTATCTAAATAAGCCATACCAACAGCAGTATCTGCTGTCAACGCTATGTTACTATTTGTTTGTAAACTATATGCTCTCTTACCATTATTACTAAATGGTTTATCTAAACCGTAACCAGTAGCCCAACTTAATGATGCATCACTATTAGGTTTTTTAATCGTGTCACTAAATAATGGAGCAACATTTAAACCAAATAAAACAACATTATTTGCGATATCTCTATAACTAGCATCTAATTCATTTACAGTACCATTACCAGATTGTAAAGTACTATATAAAGTATATGTTCCAGCACTAGTAGGTAATACTAATTTAACTGTTTTACCGTCAATTACTTCACCATATGATGCATTGTTGATTCCGATGAATAACACTTTGTTAGTAGCAAAACCACTAAAACAAGTGTCTGAATAACCACCATTTGCTGCTGTAACACCAGTATAATTAATATCCGATGTTGAGTCTAATGGTAAATTAAAAGAACCAAATAAATTAACTAATGGGTCTGAATTAACATTATTTCTATTTACTAAGTTATATGTTAAGTTATTACCACTTATTGTAACTGAACCGTTATTTGCTGTTTCAGTTAAAATATTTATAGATTCTGGTGAAACTGGTTTAGTTAAATCACCATTTTGATTTACAACTAAAAAGCTTTTTATCCCTACAAATTGAGGGGTACTGTTGCTAATTGTATTCGCAAAACCTATCTCACCGTTTATTGAAGGTACTTGACCAGATGATAAAGTTAAACTACTATAGTAATTAGCGTCAGAGTCACCTAAACTGAAAAACTTAATTAAATTATTGTTAGTAGACACTAATTTTTGTCTACCTATTGGCGTTAACTTAGCTGTTAATGTTACCGATGTTGCTGAACTGTTAAATCCCATTTTTAGAAGTCAATTGATAATTCTAATGTTATTGTATTGTTATTGGCTAAAGCAACTGGTGTGCTTAATTTACCAATACAAACTAGATTCTTATCTGAATCATAAATACCCACTTCACTTACTTTAATATTTGATGGGTTTGTAGTTACATCACTACTTCTTGTTATATTTGTTGTTGAATTAAATTGGCTAGAATTAACTCTTATGTCAAAAATAGTTTTAAATATAGTAGCACCAATATGTGTGTTCAAATTACCGTAGAAAAATCTTTCATCACCAAATTGTAAATTATTTGGTGTTATGTTTGGAACATAACTAATTAAATTATCCAATACAAATGTAGTTGATGATGCGTCTTTAATTAAGTCTAATACAAACCCATTTGTTAATGGAGTTTGAGTTTCTAATAAAGTTGGGCTAATTGTTTGTCCAGAAACACCAGTAATTGCTGTTGATGTGTAATCTAATTGTTTCCATAATGCTGGGTCTGGTCTATCTGTGATGTTTGTTACTTTTTGATATAATAATTTAAAATTATATGCGTAGAAACCATAACCATCATAACCAACACTTTCAATTTTTCTCATGTAAGGTAAAAAATCTGTATTGTTGATGATAAATTGAATATCTTTTGCTGCTGATGTCGTATTTGTTATTTTAATGTATTTTTGACATGGTAACGCTGAAGTGAAACCAGATGTTACACCTAGATTATCTAACGTATAAGTTAAATACATTGTTTCATTAACACCTAACACACCAGTAGATGTACCACCAGATGGTGCTGATAATGTTGCTTTTAATTCTGGTAATGTCCAGTTTCTGTTTGATTTATAAGACATAGCAGCAACTATTTCATCGTCATGGATTACAACTGTTTTAAGTTGTGGGAAAATCTTACCAACAACCAAAGGTGTTTCAGCTGAAGGGATTCTTGTCGGGTCTTCAATTAAATCAATATATTGTAAATCAGTATCCATTACTTTTGTTGAACCGCTAGCAATAAATCTCATACCCATTTCAGTTCCAAAACCAGAAGCAAAATCTCTTCTATGATACATTAAATCTGGTAAATCTATATAAAGGTATTTGTTGTTTGCTGTATCAGTATAGAAGAATTCACCATAAATACTAGATACCATGTTGTTTGTATAATGAAGTATTGATATAGATTTAACTACATCGTCAACTGAACTTAAACCTGGGGTATCACATGCTTGAGTTGTTAATTGTGATGCTGAAGCGTTAGAAACACAAGCCAAACCAAAATAAGGATATTTACTACCTAAGTATGGATAAGAACCATATTTAGTATAATCTTCATATAATTTAGTTGTTGTTAAACCAGTAACACCAGCTAACGTTTCACACCATACATTGTTCATATTCCAAACTGGAACTTCTTCACAATTAATTGGACATAAAGAATCAAATGATAATGTATTTGAATCCCAATATGCTGTTTGTGAATCAGCACCAAATGTGTTGTTAACTTCACCGCCACCATAAACAAAAACTTGTGAATAACCACTAAAGTTACTTAAATTAAAGTTTGGTAATTTTCTATCTAAATCAACATAATATCCAGTTGATGAAGCGGACATACTTTGAATCTTGTACCATAAGTTTTGTAATGGTTTGTCGTTACTATTTGCTGTTAACGTACCACCAGATAAAGATGCTTTATATGAACTATATTTAATCAAAACATAATCACCAGTAGTTATTCCAGTTGTGTTGATAAATAATTTAGTTGTTCCACTAAATATAGAACTACCAACTGCGGTAGGTGAATTATATGAAGTATATTTAACATATGTCGAACCAGTTTTGGTGTTAAAAGTACCTCCAGTGTAATCAAAGAAACCTTTTGTATCTGCTTGGTTATTAACAACTGACCTAACAACACTAATTATTGAACTATCAACAACTTGTAAAGGGTCTGTTGTGGTTGAAGGTAGAACAAACGATTTCAAATTAGGTTGTTTATCAAATGGTCTAAAAATAACACTAGTTGCTGATAACGTTACATTTGTTGGGTTAGCATCAACTATGGCTTCTCTAGCGTAATTTATTTCTGAATCACCTATAGCCCAATAAGAAAAATTAAGTTTACCTAATGCTAGTTGTGTTCTCCCTATTTCAGTTAATTTGATTGAAACGAATGGACTTGTACTTTTTATAATATATGACATATTATTTTATATTTTGTTTTTTATTATATCTTCTTTTATTTTAATTATAAATATTCAATAGTAAATAATATTAATACGAATTTACAGAATTAGTTGTTATTTTTATAGGAATTGTATCACTATAAGCAACATCATTTACTTCTGTACCACATATGGTAACATATTTCTTATTATTTTTGACTCTATAAAAATATTGTGTTCCAACACTACCAGTAACTGTAAAGCTATTTGAATACACTCCTACATTTTGAATATAGTTAGTAGTTCCAGTAAAGTATAAAGAACTAAATCCACTATCATTACCTACTTCTAATGTAAAATTACCATTATTTGTTTGTGGTGTTGGTGATACTGTCCAATTTACCGTTACTAAATTAGTATTTATACCATTTGAATATTGCAGCAATGGAAAATAAACCAATGTTATTATATCATCTTCATAGATATCACCTTCTAATATTATACGTTTAGGGTTACTAGTTGATTTATAATAATCAACATTATCAGCTAATGTCGCACCATTTATCATTACAATTATTTTTGATAATGAATCTGGGTTAACTGATGTATAAACTTCGTATTTGCTTGTTGTTGTGTTGTAATAATATTTGTTACTACCTTCACCATTTGTAGGACCACTAGGTATAGTCCCAACAACATCAATATAATCAATAGTTAACGCAGCTGATGATGTAGGTACATATATTAATGTTACAATATCATCAACAACCGTTGCTGCACTTAAAGTGATAACATTTGCACTATATATGTAATCATAATCCCTAGCTAAACTTAAACCATTTAAAGTAACAACAAAATCACCATTAGGATTATTAGGTAATAATATTTGTGTTGTATTTGGTTCTGGTAATATTACAGACTGGTATAATGAATTAACTGGGATACCTTGTCCAGCATTAAATAATGTTGGTGTAGCTGCTGATGTAAATGCTAAGAAATAATAATCTAAATTATTGTAAATACCATATTCATTACCAAACAAATAAAAAGATGTGTCTATTTTCTTACCTAATCTTTTTAAATAATCTGTGCATGCACTATATTCAAAAAATCCTTTTACTAAGTATTCACCATCCAATGTTAGACCACTAGTTGGTACATATTGTGTTGTTGTATTTGTCGCACTAAAAGCTGAATAATTAATAAGTTCTGATGAAAATATTGGTGTTGTTGTAAACCCAGAAAACACATCTTCATACTTGTAAATTGAAAACTTAAATAAAGCATCAGTATCAATAAAAGTTTGTGTGTTTCCAGTAAACCCAAATGTTAAAGTTATAGGTTGTGTTGAACCAGTGATTATTTGAGTACTAGCAGACATAGTTGTTCCAGTACAATCAATTTTTGTTGCACCAGTCATATTAAATAAAGGTGTTTGAAAAATACAGATATCTGAACTCATGTTGACATTATAGTCTTTTTTGTTTCTTAGTCCAGAATGTGGTGTCTGTGAATATATTCTTTCTTGGTATCTCATTAGTAACTTATTTCAATATCTTTAATTTCAACATCATACTGGTTTTTTAACCCATATATGTTAGGGGTGTTAGCTCTACTAGTATTTTGAATTTTAGAGAAATTTTGTAAAAAAGCTGTAAATCCATATATACTCACAAAATCTTCACCTTGAATGTCACATACAATATTTTTAACTAAACTAACCGAACCAGTATATTCAGTTACAACTTCACCAACTATATTTTTTAATAATATCAACATAACTATAAATATTCTTTATTAATAAAAACTAAGACCTATTATAAAAATAATCCCAACTCACACCATTATTATTGGTATTACTATCTTTTACAGTACCTCTAAACTCAGAACCAATATCGATTCTTTTCATATAAATACCACAACATTTAGTTGTCACTTGTTTTTCATTGGTTATTGTTGTGATATCTGAACACGTATCAAAATCGTATGCTTGTACTTCACAATTTGTATCTAAAAGAAAAACAATTTCTTTTTGTAATTCTTTATTTTTTTTAAATGCATCCATATAAGCATTCCATTCAGAATGACCGCATTGGTCAAAACTTCCGTTTCTCAATGCTGTTTCTAAATCAGCTAATGCTTGTCTTAATGGTCCTAATGGTTCGTAATCGATAAATACAAACCATTCATCATATAAAGCAGTTATTCTATCTTTACATTCTGACGCTGCAAAATTTCCAATTTTACTCAAATAATATTCATTAAACATTTTACTATTATAGTCAATTATTGCCCTAAATGTTGTGAAAACATCTTCCCATTGTGTAGGTGTTGTTTTTGTCATGTTTGAACCACAAACACCAGCATTGTATAAATCTTCTATATCAAAAAAGTACATAATTATAAATTTATTTAATTAATGTTATAATCTTTAAATAACTCATCATCAAAATTACCGTTTTCATCAAAAGCGTCTGTTATAGGTCCTTGAGTTAAGACAATGAAATTTTTAAAACTACACATTGCAATTTTCATTTTTTCTTCAAAATTGTTAACTTTTTGTGTTAAATCAGCTATTTCAAAACTAGTACCATAATTAGCTGTAAATGTAATTCCAGAAACTGCTTCTGTGTATGGATTAAAAATACCCCAAGTTTCAACACTAGTACCAGTTCTACAATCGTTACCACCACTCCAAGTAGTTATTAGATAATCTTTATATTGCTCGTATGTTCCACCCCATGCAAGTGATGGGTTAACCCCTTCGTTACTAAATGGCTCTTCAGAATATAGAATTTCTTGCCAATTTAATGTTTTACCATAATCATAATAATACCTACATAATTTATAAGTATAATATAATTCAATACTGCTTTTGACCCAGTCTGTAATTTTTAATTGAAAATCTAAATAAGCAACTTTAAAATCTGGTGTGCAACCAAAATCTGGTTCTGTAGGGTTTACTCCATCTTGAGGTGCTTCAGCGGCCATTGTCGCTAAATACATTTCACTAGCAGCTTTTAAAAAAGCATCACGGGTTGCCCTATAAGTTGCAAAAGAATCATCCATAAAGAAGCCTGGTCCTCCACCACAACCGTGTTGATTTCTGGAAGCTCCATAATTATACCATGTTTGAGAAGAATCTTGAAACAGATTCTTGCTGTAATAATCTACTAAATCAAAAAAATACATAATTGTTTGTTTTTATATAAATATTATATTGTATACTCTTCAAATGTGTCGTTATCTATTGCCTTCATTAACGCTTTAAGGCTACCCATATATTTTCTTAATGAATTGTTTTGATTATAATAATATGAATCATTCCAATCATTATATTGTGGGTGTACTATTGTGAAATTAACACTTGTATTAATATTTGTTGATGGGTTAGCTGAAAAACAACTATATGTTGTTGCACCAGTATAAGGTGATTCCGATTGAGAAGTAATTAAAGACCCATCTGTAGCATAACTAGACCACGCATCTTTATAACTAGTACATGTAAAATTACCTTCTGTTTTATTATCTACACATCTAGATTCCCATACTTTTTCAGTAAAACATGATTGATTAGCATATTTTACCCAATCAATTCTGTATTGCAACCAATTTGGTAGTAACTGATTATAATAAATGTTTCTAGCTAAAGTATTTGTTGAATTACCAATATTAACGGTTGTTGCTGTAAACCATCTATGCACATAATTTATGTGTGCATCTGCTGTAGCGTTTGCAGTGCTTGCCATATCCCCATAAGCAGTAAAATGTTGTGGTCTACCACAATAGTTTATACCACCGCCACCACTACCACCTTTCAAATCAGCGTTAAACTGATTTATAGTCGTACCAGCATAATCTTCTATGTCAAAAAAATACATATCTTATAAATTTTATTAATATATTATTGTTGTTGCAGTAAACCCAGATAACGTATGGGTACTTGCAGTTATTGTATATTTAGGTGGTAAATTAGCACCGTTTGTTGCAATTAACTCTGTAATTGTATTAACCGTATTGGCAGAAACATCACTCATTGACCAGTTTCTAGTACCATCACTAAATAAATACTCATTAGCCCATAACATTGGTTTTATAGATAAAACCAAGTTTCTTTTTTTAGCCATTGAATTTTGTTTTTGTAGTCTTCTTTGGATGAAAATTTGGTCTTCAATAAAATCATGTAATCCAGTACTCCAACTGTTTAATATTGGGTCCCACGCATAATCTACATGTGATGAAGAGGTACCAACACATATTAAATCACCTTTAGTTGCACCAGTTGGTAATTCACTAACAGTTGATACTGCACTTAAATATTTTACATCACTAACACCACTTAATAAACTACTTAAAGGGATTCCATGTGTTGGGTAATTAACCGTATTCCACTCTGTATATGCTGAAGCTCTAGACCACCATGTGTATTTAATACGTCTCATAGTACCCTTTGAATAGTATTTACTAAGATTAGTGATAGGTTGTATTGGTTGATTATAATCAACAGATGGGAAATCTGATTTTTTAAACCCTAAATACATACCATCAATTATGTCACTTATTTTACCTTCTTGCTCTTCATAATACTCTCTATATTCTTGACTAGTATAGCCAAAGTCAATTCCGTTTGGTCCATTATTTGGGGTTAATGAATTAATTGATGAAAAATTACATGTTGTTGCCGTGTAATATAATAAATCAATATCTGAACCGCTTGGCATATTATTTAAATCATCCATTAAATCTAAATTCCTAAAGTTTATATATGCTGGTGCTGGTGGTTCAGCGTCACAACTAAATTCACTAAATTGGTTTCTCTTAGTTAAACATAAATCATTTGTAGTTTCACAATCAACTGTTATTTTATAATCACAAGGTAAACATTTACCATTTGTTTCTATAATTTGTTTACCAGTTACTGGTGTTGCATTTTGCATAACCCATTTTTTAAATGGATGTAGTAGTAAATAATTACTAGCCCATGTAAATGGTTTTAAAGATAATCTAAGTTCGTTCCATGCTTTTAACCAAGCGTCACGGTTTGCTCTATAGGTGGTTTTATAATCTTCAAAATCACCACTCCATCCAGTCACCCATTGTTGTGTTTGTGGGTCCCAGATATAATCTAAATCATCTGATTCTGAATAATGTACGTCTCCAGGTTGACCAATTAAAGGTAATTCAGCTGGGCTTGACACAGCTTTCCTCCAAGTAAGCTGGTCAGTATATGCTGAAAGAACCATACCCATAGAAATTGGTGTGCCTGGACTTCCATACCATAATGTGTTTAAAGATATTTTAGCTGGGTAATATGTGTGTGTTTTTTTAGGTACACCTTTATCGAAGAAGTTCCATGGCCATGTGTGTGGTTGATTAAATCTTGGTGATGTAGGTAGTACCATTTTTTTAAATGTGTCTTTGTTTGGTCCTTCGGCTATGCCATTGATGTTTAATTCGTCTGCAACTTCATCATAACAATACCCTAAACTCATTTCTTCTTGGAAAGTAGTTCCAGTATTGTAAAATGTATCATATGTATCCCTAACATCAGCCATATAATTATCTAAATCACTAGGGTAATCTATATATGAATCAATAACAGATTGTAAACTAGAATAATTACAAAAATTACAAATTGAGTCTGAGCTACCCCAAGAATTAAGTTCTGATGATGTAGGTATACCTCTGATATCATCCATTAAATCAAATCTTGTTATTGTTGTTATCCCTTCATTACAATCACCAGATTCACATTCGCTACCACAAGTTGAATAGAATTTTTCGATTTGTGCATAAACACATTCATTTAAGAAATCCCATGAAGTATTACTAGGGTCTTTAAAACCATCAATGCATGTCGTTAAATTACCAGTTTTGTATTGGAATTTTTGTTGGTCAAATAATGTATTACCATAAATAATTGTGTTACCCCATATTGTTGTTGACGGAATGACTTGTTCAACAATATCTGTCCAGTAATTACCGACCATATCTGTTAAACTTCTCATCTTGTCATATGTATACGCTAAACTTAGATTTGTTGTGTATAATGATGAATGTAAGTATTTGTCATAGAATGCTCTTAACGTTGCATATTTTGAAATAGTTTTTCTATTCTTAACATCAATCATTTCAGATGAAATAATTTCCTTAAAATTAACATCAGATGAAATGTTAGCTAAATTAGTTGATGTCAATGAGTCATATGAAACACAGTCAGAACCACAACCACATGTGTCAATTGTTGTACCAGTCGTTGCTGAAATAACATTTCTACTAATAGATGTACATACTGGTGTTCCACCACTACAATTATTTAATGAATAACCAGATGGACATGAATAACCATTTGAAACGCTTAATAAGAATTGACTACCAATCATTTGTTTAGTAGAGAAAATTAAACCAGTTGTTCCAGTTGTTGTTGACGCAGTTAATGTATCTAAACTATCTGGGTTATAAATTTCGGCAACAAATGCTGCTTGACTACCAGCGTTATATCCTTCAACTTCTATTATTGTAGGACCAGAAGGTATACTAATCGGAAATACATGTAAATAATTAAAGTTTCTTGCGTTAGTTTGGTTAAAATTAACAATTAATTCACCGTTTATTTTAAATCTAAGCCAGTTATCTGAAGCCAACCCTAAATAATAAACTTTTGGTTCTAGTATATCAATACAAACAGTAAACCCTATCCATTCATATTCTGGATAGTTTGTACTACTACCACTAGGATTAGCTAAGTATGTTCCCCATACACCAGCATCATTTAATCTACCATCGGAATAGTTACCAGCATTATTAGACCAAAATGTATTTCCAGTACTAACTAATTTTTGTACTGATACAGTAGTACCAGAACTATCAGTAACTGTACTAGATGGTAAGGTTAATGGATATATAAAGTTATCAATGTTTTCATAAAATCTAGCACCAAAATTATTATATGATGTAACTTTTTGTCCAGTATAAGCAGTAAACATTGTTCCACTAAATGTTGCAGCAATTGTTGATGATGAATAACAACTATCATTTGAAGGTGATGTATTATAACCATTAGGACAACTAAATGCTATTACATTTTGATTACATAAACCACTATAAACATTTAATATATCATTATTATCATTAATATAACACCATACATCAGTTTCTATTGCTGATGCAATGTTCATGTTTAAGTCAATCTCTTTTGTGTTGATTACTAATCTTTCATCTAATACTTCATAATCAGTATTTCTAATTGACGTACCACCAGTTGGATTTGAAATAACAAATTCTCTATTTACATATGTTGTGTTGCTAACCCAAGATTTTTTATTATCAACAATTCTTGTTAAATTAAAACCTGGTGATTGCGTCAATGTAACAAAACCTTCAGTACCGTTAACACATTCCTTATTAAGTTTAATGTTATCTAACATCACACAAATATCACTACATGTATTGTTAACTTTAAGTGATATTTTTATCTTTTTGTTTTTGATTGATTCTAATATGTTCTCATCATCAATTACTTCGCTATAATTTAACCAATTAGATGACATTATCTTTTGAGATAATGAACCTTTAAACGTTTCTATTTCAGCTTTTTCGTAACCAGATTGATTATATAAACTTTTTAGAATCATATCTCTAGTAAACCTACATGACGAAACATTACATAAATCACCATTTGGTGTTGTTCTACCTTCACATTCAAACATATAGAAACCTAGTGGTGCTGAAGGACCATATAAATTGTATTTTTCAAATATCAATGGTACACATTCATCTTTTTCAGCCCAAACCAATTCATCTTCATCTGGTTTACCACAAACATAAAAACCACTATCGTTTTGTTTTTCTAATAAATATTCATATAAATTACCAGTACCAATAGTTGGGAATAATGGGAATTCATATACTGTTGTTAGTGAACCATCAGATTCAACTACGTCTAATGTAAAACTAACGTCTAACGTTTCTAAGACATCAGTTATTGTTTTACATGTCGTAGTTTCAGTTGTTGTCTGTTGTGCTAGTAGAGTTGTTAATTGAGCATTTAAAAGTTCTAATTGTGTGTTACAATTAGTTTGTTCTGTAATTTTGGTGTCAAGTCTTTGTTTAATTATAGATTTTGTTGTAAAAGCTGTTGTACATTCAGTTAAATATATTTGTCCGTTTGTTTCTTGTAATTTATACAATGTTGCAACTTGTTGACAAGTATATGATGTAGAATCACCTCTTGTGAATTTTTCATAGTTAACTGGTCCTAATATTTTTTGCCATTCAGCTAAACCGTTTGGTTCTGAAATACAAAAAGTTTTTGAACTAGTATTTGCTGCTGTTCTACCATATTGATAAAAAGCAAAAGGAGTTGTACTAGAAATGTCACCAAACCCAGTATTGTTAAAGTTATTTGAAACAACTTTAACTGGTGTTATTGGATTCCTATAAGGTTTGTTCGCAAAATTATATGTTGTAGTTCTAGTGTAAGGGTCACTAAACCAAATTGGGGTTTCTCCCCAGTCTGGTAAATATGGTGAAGGTATGTACCCTCCGTCTACTACTTCTGGGTAATATCCACCTCTTCCACCTCTTCCGCTGCCAGTAGTTGTAGTTGTTCCACCTCCAGTTGTCCCACCATTAGTTGTAGTTGTTGTAGTGGTTGTTGTGGTTGTTGTCGTTTCGGTATTAAGTGGACAATTTAAGGTTATTGATTTTGATAACGAAAGGCCTTTTGAATCTGTTACAGTAAACCACGCTATTTGTGATAATGTATAATTAAAATTAGGTTCGCCTTGAGAACCACTAGTATAATTGTTACCACCAAAGTTTTCGGTATCTAAAGGATAATTAAATATATTAAGAGTATTATTTGGTATATTTACTTCAAATACTTTTCCAATAATCGAATCTTCTTTGGTTAAAGCTGGACGAATATTATATTTGTAAGGTGGTGTACCACCTTGTATGTTACTAATTAGAGTTCTATAACCTTTTTTACCAACACCTTCATTTACGCATGTATATGACACATTAAAACTTAATGGTGAAACATTATTAGTCTGTGGGGTTATGTAACTATTAAAATTTTCGCAAGTCACTGAATAAGAAGTGTTGCTAAATTCAGTAGTTAACGTAGTAATTTCTTGTCTAATAGTTTCACATTTAGTTTCTTGTACTGCTATTTCTTGTCTTAATATATTAATTTCACTTGTTGAATCACCTTGTGGGTCAAATGCGTTTACCATTAATTGTTGTAACTTAGCACAATCTAATTTAAATAAATAATCAAATTCTACATTTAACGTACAATCAATATCATTAGTACCCACATTAAAAATGTTACCATCATTCCCTTTAGGGTTAAGTACTATTTTAAATGTTGTTGCACATGAATCTGTTGGCGGTGCTACTGGTTTAGTTCTACATGTTTGTGTATTATCATCCCATGTTGCTTTTGTACCAGCTGGTAAATTGAAATAACTTTTACCAGTTTTTTCAACACTCATTTTTTCAATTTGAGGTACTATATATTGAGTAAATTGCTGCTCACAACAAAACTTACCTAAATAGTTTGTTGAATAATTAAGAATTTTCTTTTCTTCTCTAGTATATAAAGAATTAATAAAAATTTGAATTTCACCTTCTGGTGTTATATCGATTATTTCGTGTTTAAGCGTTAACCCATCATAAGTATTATTTTTTAAAAAATAATCATGTTGTTGTTTGTTAAAATTTACTGCTACATTTTTTAATAAAGTATCACGATTAGCTCTACATGTAGATGAACCATCTTCCCTATCATAACCAATTGGTTGTGCTATCTCAAATAAATATCCCATTTTAATTATTCATATAAACTTTTTGTTAGTGTTAAAGGTTCGCAACAACCTATTTCACCTTTAATTTTTCCCTCTATATACTGATACATATAACCTTCTAAACCTAAATTTAAATCTGCTATACCAGCATTTGTTAATTTACACCCAAACCCTTCAATGTTAGTGTAAGGGTCTTTTATTTTTGTTGATATTGTATAATATGTTGGACAATGTGACCCATCTGGGGTTACTAATGCTAATCTACCATCACCATAAAAACTTTTAAATGTTAAAAATTTATTGGTAGACCCAATTGGAACTATAGTTGGTTGCAATATATCGCCTCTAGAGTAAGAATCACCAACTCTATCATATATAACTTCCCTCATACTCCATTTACATGCTGCTGTACACCCACATTTATTATTACCACAACAAATATTACCACTAGTCATCATGTTTAAAGATGTTGGTGAATCTATACCTTCTTCATATTGACTTTCAAAGAACATTGATGTACCACCAATAGTTTTACAACATTCTTTATCAATAAAAATGCTGCTATAATTAGCACTAGTATCATTTTTTATTGGTACACCTTTTGCGTCTCTTTCATACAATTCAAACACATAAATACCAGTTGGTGCGTCAAGTTGTTTACTTATTATATTATCACAAGTTAAAGTGGTTGAACCAGCTTTAGTTACACAAACATTCAAAGCATCATCATCCCCTTCACATGGACATCCACAAACACTAACTGTTTGTGTTGGCATTGGGTCTGGAATAACCTCGGCAGTGTAAACATAACAGCTATCTAAATCGTTACCAGCATCATCAACTATATCAATATATGTTTGACCATTATAACCATTAATAAGTCCTAAATTGTAATTTGTAAATAGATTACTAGTATTACTAACTCTAGCTGTTGTACTAACAGTTACTGTTGAAAAATTAGGTATTAGTGTTCTGAATTGGTTAATGTATTTAGAACCTCCATCGTATGGTCCTACGTGAGGGTTATTACCTAATAATATATCTATGTCGGCCATTTGACCACCAGTCTGTCTATACCATAACCCATAATTTTGGTAATACATTTCATCAGAGTTAGGTAAAGGTTTTGGATACCCATCAGTGTCAACTGGATATAAACTAGGGTCAGTATCTAATCCATTTGCATCTAAAACTTCCAAAAATAAATCAATATCAATTGGACCATCAGCTAAATAAATGTATTCGTTAAATGTTATTAAACCATTAGGTATACCTAAAAACTTTAATAAAAATTCAACTGACTTTCTAGCACCTTTTGCTTTCCATATCCATGGTGAGTTTAATATTAATCTTCTCCATAGTTCAATATCAACTTCAGAAGGAGTCATACCAATTGATTGACCAGCGTAGCTAGACTTTTCACTTTTAGTGAAAGTTTCTAATAAGTCATCACCTAAGACAGATGTTATTAATTCCCACCCTAAAACTCTTGCCAAATCTTTTAAATATTTATCTGGCATGTTGTTCTTTTTGTTGTATGTAACAACATGTGCAAATGAGATACCTTTGATGAATTTATTTATATCATCAAAAGACCTACCATAAATGTTTAAAGTTTTTGTTACTTTTTGTCCAGTAGTTGTGTCTTGATGTAATTCATCTAAACGTACTGGTAAAGTATCAAAACTAGAAATTGATTCAGAAACTAAAAATCTAGTCATTAAACTTGTTTCATTTGCGTCAAATTCATTAACCATTTCTAATATGTCTGTGACATAATTTTCATAATCAACACTGTTAAATTCTAAATTATAACCATCTTTTACTGGCCATGTTAAAGTTTTAGTTTGTGTTATTAAATTACCAGTTTCTGATTTTTGTGGATATTCAAATGTTATTGTGTATTTTGGTATTGTTGTTAAGTTTAATAAAACTTTTTTTAATCCGTCTAATGTATTGAAAAATAAATTTGTTGCAGCACTTTTTGGTTTAATGTGATAAGTTAGCGTTTGACTTACACTATTACCAAATGGGTCACCAACAACTGTTAAATAAATATAATCATTCTCAACATCATTAGAACCAATAAATTCTACTAAATTGTATTCAGTGTCATTAATGAATACACAATATTCTAAATAATTAATGACTAAATCTCTAAGTTTATTACTTTCGTTGTATGTATTAAGCAATGTTCCAGTTTGAACATAATTAATATCATATTTATTTATTAACGCACCAGTACTTACTTTAAAAGTTGCTAAATTTGTTAATATATCGTATGAATAATCTTCATAAGTATTTGTTAAAATACTAATAGAAGGATTAATAGCGTTTACGTAGATTGACGCTGGCCATGAAGTTATTATATCTTCTAAAGTAACCCTAAAATATTCACTCATTGACCCAAATAACGCATGATTTTTAAGGTTCGTAGAATCTAGTCTTAAAATTGTTTTTGCGTTAGCTTTAACGATTTCTTGGAATTGAGTATCGTTAGGAGTTAATTCATCAATAGAATAAAACTTTGAGAAATTATTTGTGATGTAGTTTTTTGTTACTTTAGGGTCTAAGTTTGTTGTCACACTAAAGTTACCCATAGTGAATAAAGTGTTACCCCCATTATTGGTTAACTGTAAACCAACTAGGTCTGGACTGAATTCAGTGTATTCTATATTTCTATTATAGATTGTTTTTTTAGAATACCCAGGTACTTTAATTTTTTTAGCCATTTATCAATTTAATTTTTAAATAGTTGTAATATTTGAAAATGCTTTTGAAAAATCAATAACATTTCGTTGCTCTCTAACTTCAAACAATTGTTTACCACTAAATTGGTCTTTAATTTCATACAAGTTGTATTGTTTATAAATATTGTTACTAAAGTTATATATAGTATAAATACCATCTTCAAGACTTTTTGTTTGATTACCATATAGTGCATATGCTAAAGTTTCAAAATCGTGTTCAACCATTTCAACTTCAATCATAATAGGGTTAAAAAACGTATTAGTTATAATAACTTGTTGATTAGGCTGCCCTATAAATGGTGTTGCATTAGGCTTAACATTTGGTGCTGATGAAGGTGTTAAAGTACAAAACGTTAAACTAGAATTATCATTTAAACGATATCTAATCGCTTTTTGATTTGAGTTAGTTAAATTTTGGTTAACTGGTTCAGCTCTGTTATTAGATGTAATAACTCTATAAAAATTATTTATTTTAGCGTCAGTTGTTGATGATGTAGTATTTAAATATTCGATTCTATAACCACTTAAACCGTTGTTCTCAAATTTATTAGCAAATTCAGTTGGTACACTAGAAAGGTCAAATAAAACACCTTTAATGTCTGGGTATGCTGATAGTACACCTACATCAACTATTTTAACTCTAATCTCAGCTGGTTTAATTACAATAGTGTAAAAACCTTTTGCTGAAAAATCAGATACTGGTAATTTTAATGTATACACCCCACCAAAAATTTCAAAAGATGTTACATCTGACAATCCTTTGTTAGGGTTGTCAACTTTTTGTAAAACGTCAACTGAATTTAATTTAGTAAATGTAGGGTCATCATTTTTATCTCTGCTTGGAGTGAAATGATAAAATATTTCAACATCTTCTGGTGAAATATCAGCTGGTCTTATTGTTCCGTATGTTCCAGTAGCCATATTACTTTTTTATTTGTTTTTTTATTTCTTTAACCATAAAATTAATTTCATAGTTAGATAATTTATTTATTTCATATAAAGGTAACAACAAATGGTATGAAAGTAACCATTTATCATTAATTTCTTTTTTTTTTTGTGTTATATTTTATTGTCTTGTAACTTTAAAATAACCTCCATTATAAGTTGCAACATCACCTAATGATTTTATTTCAGCCAATCTTAAATGATTCTCAAAGACATTATTAATACCTCTTTCTATAAATACATCGTCATACACTTCTGGAACAGAAATAATGCCTAATAAATATTCTTCTTTTGTTAAACCACTAAATGAAATGTTAGTTGTATTGAATCCTTCACCAATATAGTTAACAATTGTTAACGGTATTGTCATTGGTTTATCATCTATTGTAACAAACCTAGTTTGACCAGTGTATTCAACATATCTTAACCCAGTTGTTTGTGTTTGGGTTCCTAAATTAGCATCATTAACAGTATCTAACACATATATTTTTGGTTCTGCATAACTTTTAATTCTGTCAACACCAATTACTTGGTCGCCTTTATAATTTGTATAGGTTTCTTTATTTATATCGAAACCAGTTCTATAAGGTAAATTTCTATCGTATGATTTTAAATCTTCAACTTTACTTTCTGTCATACCAGTAATAGCAGCGTTGACGTAATTATAATAATCTTTTTCAGTACTTGTTGGGTATCTTAAAACGTATGATAAATTATATGGCGTATTTAAATTATTAAATATAGGGTTAGGTTTATTTTTCATAAACGGAAACGATATGTTTAACTTACTTAATTTATCTTTCAAAATAGTGTAATCAACTGATGAATTAGTTTTATCATATGTCACAAAATCAATATCTGTGAATAATCCCATATCATCCATTGTTTGTGTTAAAATTATTTTAACAAAAAATGTTGATGCAGTCATTGCACCCCATGTTTTAGATTTATCAGCTCTATCAGTATACTCTTCTAAATTTATTGTTCTTTTAATAACTTCCATTACAATGCGTTTATTTGATATAAATTAACAATTACGGTTTCATTGTTATAACTTACATTATTGTTAGGTAAAGCTGTTCCATTCCCTTGATAAGTTGAATCAATATAATACTTAAAACCAGTGTTGGTTCTTATTATTTTATATTTAGTATATAATTCTTTAACTAACTTATCTATATATTGTGGTGAGTTTTTAACCATCATATTCAAAGTTTTACCGTTTTTAGCATTTTTAAAAACAGCTTTCATATATAAATCTTTTGATTCATTGATGGCAATTTGATTTTTAAAATCATAAATAAAATAACCATTTGATATACCGTTTTTAACAACCAATGGATTTGTTAAAATAAACTTAACTTGTATTTGATTTGCTGGTTTAACTCTACCATCTTTATCAAAATCAATACTATTTAAAAGACAATTAATATTTATTTTATTTACTAATCTTTGCGTCAACGGATTGTCTGTGTCATAAAATAATAAATCAACAGAACTATAAATAAAACTATTTTTTCTATTACTTAATTCTTCGTTTGTAAAATTAATATCGCTATAAAAACTAGAATAAGAATTGCTGCTATTTAAAAAGTTAAAATTATAAATTACTGTATTTATTGGGTTACCATTACTATTAACTGGTGAAAATCTAGTTTTTTCGTAATCAGAAATTGGGTTGATGGAAGTTTCTACTTGTTCTTTAACAAATATTTCTTCAATTACCTCGTAATTATCAACTATTTGAAATTCGGTTTGAGCTGGTATAGGTAAATAAAAATAATTAGAACCTAAACTCTTACTGTTTATTGTAAATTTTTTAACATACATCTTCTGTTGGTGTGGTATTATATTTATCTGTTATTCTATTACCTAAATAGTCTGAAGGAAATTTTGTCCATAATAATTTCCATATACCAAAAGGGTCTTGTCTTTTTACTTTAAACATATAATTGTTATACAAGTAATGAGAACCGTTTAAAAATGGATAATCAATTGCTATTTCGTCACTATCGTTTTGGCCAATATCTAACATGTCTCTCCATATAATTCTACCATCACCTAAATTTATTGCGTAACTTGGTATATCAACTGTAAATTCATCACCTTGTTCAACATAATTAGAAAAACGTCTAATCACAGTTTGATAGTGGGCTCTATAGTAATAACCTTCATGTCTTGGCCCTAAATCAATTGTAGTTGTTGCTTGTCCAGATGTTTTTGTTGTTTTTTCATTTATATAACTTAAAGTAGAAGGGGTTTCTCTATTTAACGTGTTGAATCGATAAAATACTTCTTCTAAACGTGTTTCATTCAATGTTTTTTTATTGTATTCAACTAAATCACCATAATACTCATTGTTACCTTGTGAAGAATTGTTGTTATCTATTTGTACAGTCGATTCTAAGGGCTTAAATGAAGTAAATGGTATGGTAACACCATTATGAATTTTTTGTATCACTGGAACGTTTAAAATGTGTTGTTGAATATTATTTGAATCGTAAATAGAAAAGTAAGGTAATTCCAATCCAGATGAAACTCTAGAAAATAAATTGTTGCTGCTAGTTTTAACTATTGTTAAAAATAACTCGCTTAATGGTCTACCTAGATTATCTTTTAATTCTGCAACATCAATATCTTCATTAAAAATAAATTGTTGTAATCTGTCATTAAATAAGTTTTGAGAAAAACTAGCATTATATATATCGTAATCATCTGTTTCAATAGTGATTGTTGATTTAGTTTTTATCTTTTTAAATTTCCTAAAATAATAAACACATTCTTCATCATCCATAATTTTTTTAAACCTAGAGTTAGGTGTTAATGTTCCAGTTGACGCAACTTCTAACACAAAACAATAATCTTTTAAATTATTTGTTGTGTCACCTAATGAATATACTGTATAATCACCATTAAACCCATTTGTGTTAACGATTCTTACTGTATCACCAATATTTAAATTATGTCTACATGGTACTTTAAATATCGTCATTTGTTTATCTGATATTGTTACCGATTCTGTGTCAATTATTAATAAGCCTCCATTTACTAAAGAATGTTTATCATCAATAGAACTAGGGTAGGTAATTGTTAATTCCCAGTTTTTAACACTTTTTAAATTATTAGTATTATGGAATGGTTCGTAATCTGGTAAAAAACTAAATCTACTTCTGATTGGTTCCATATCGTAATATTTACAATTTTCAGTTACATCTGAACTATAATAACCGAACCAACCATCTCTTTCAGTTAAAAAATTATCAATAGCTGTAGGGAATGTATTGTCAGTATCATCAGCATTATTATTATCTTTTGGATATGATAAATCTAAAAAATCTGGCATAGAGTTAAACCCAGCTAATGTAAATTTGTCTGATTTTAATGAATCAGACAAATTAAATAATACATTACTTACTAATGGGTTTATTGTACCAAGAATTCTATATGTTTTGCTACCTTGTCTTTCTTTATCAAAACGCTCATCAACATTAACTATTTTATAAATTTCATTATTTGGCATTAACCTACTAGTGTTTTGTAAGTTAACCTTTATAAAATTATCAACATTCATTGATTCTTTTGATGTTTGACTATTTAGTCTTTGTCTTATTCTATCATCACTCATAATTAACCTTTTATTACAATTGAACAACCAACACTATCCGATACTGAAATACTTACTGATGAAGGTGAAGGACATGATTGACCACTACCAGCTTGGTAAGGAGTGTTTAATGAATATGGTGCTGCTGGTGTTATCGTACCAATACCACCGTTAGCTGATATTTTATATTCACAATACTTAATGTTATTAGTCACTGTGCTAGTTCTATTAATAGAACCATTTAACTCAACAGCTGGTACTATTATATTAAGTTCCTTAGCTGTCTCACAACCAACTTTATCAATTAATGTTAAATTTACTTTAACGTTAGTACCAGTAAATGTCGTACCTAAACTTTCAACAAAACTATATGTTAAATCACCATTAAATAATGAGAGTTGAGTTATATTACTTATTGTTACGGTTTTTTCAGCACCATTATTTATTTTATATTTTAATGTGTATGGGAATCTTTTAGTATATGCACCTAAAAGACCACCACTGTCAACATGTGAAATACCAAATTTAACAGTAACTGTTTGTCTGCTACATTGTTGTAAATTACTTCTGTCTTTTATTTCTAACGCAACATTAGGTAGTTCAATTTCACTTTTATTTATGTTTACCCATGTGCTAATTTCTTGAATACATCTTAATTTAGGGTCGCCATTAAATTGGTCATTAGCTAAATAAACTGTCATTTTAGTGTTATTAGCTAATGCAGAACTTGGTAAGTCAAAATACGTTTGTTGATTGGTAACATAAGGTTTAATTATTACATTATCATTACCAGCAATTGAATAAACTATGTAAACATTATTATTTATCACACCACTAGCTATATCTATTGGTATTATATATTTATTTGGGTCACATTGTTTTGCTAATAATGCTGCTGATGGTTTTGTTGCTTTTAATTCTGGCGTTAAATGTTTAATTATTGCTGAAGTATTTGATGAAGAATTAAAAGCATCTGTTACTGTTATATTGTATTGACCAGCAAATAGTTCAACAAATGTTGTATTAGAACCATCTGTACTTATTATTGAATTTGAGTAACCTTTTGGTCCAGTAACGTTTACTGTATAAGGTAATTTTCCACCACTAACAGTAACAGCGATACCTTCACTAGTTGATGATTTACCACCAAAACATTGTATGTCAACATGTTTTTCAGTTATCACCAATGGAGTCGGACCAGTAACTTTTAAATCTTTAATTTCAACAATAGCGTTGCAAGAATCTTTAATCACTAATCTATAACCACTACCTTTATTATCTGATAATAAATTTTTAATTTCAAAAGGTATTTGAGTTACAGCAACAGAACCAGTAGTGATTGATTTATTATCACTATTGAATAGTTCGTAAGTATATCCACCACAACCACCATTAACACCAGTTATTAATATAATACCGTCACCAACTGTTGCATTTGTTGCATTTTTACTAACACTTGCTGATGCTGATAATTTAGGTGGTCCAGCAATTGTTGCTGTTTGTTTAGTTGAATTACCATTTTTATCTACAACAATTATTGTATAAGTACCAACACTTAAATTTGGAATTGAAAGATTAGTATTACTAGAGTTAATTGTTCCTTTTTTAAGATAACCGTTTGGTCCACTTATAGAATAAGCATATGGTGCAGTTCCAAATTGTACGCTAAATATTATTGAACCAGTTGGGTTAGTAATTGACGCACCAACAGAAGCAGCTTTAATTGATAGAGCGTCTGTTGTTATTATAGGACAAATACCAAAGTACCTTTGATTTAATTTTTCAATAGCCGAAGCACCAGGTTTTGTACCAAAATAGAAAAAATATGAATGTTGTGGTTGTGAAAACATATTTTTACCACCATAACCTCTAAAATTAGCATATTCTAGTCCATTTTGAGTTTTACTGTTGTAATCATACGTTGGTAAATTTTGTGTGTTAAAATTAGTATTGTATGGTGTTGTTGGAAATTTATATCTTGGTGCAGATGGACTAAGATATGTTAAATCTTTATTTAATGAATAAAAAATATCTCTAAAAAACACGCCAGTGTCATCATCAATATCTCTATAATCTAAATAACCATTTGGTCTAATTGTAACACCATTGACTGTTATAGCGTCATCTGTAGTTGCACCGAATTCACAAATATGTCTTACATTTAAACATTGTTTATAATCCATTGCTATACCTAAACAATTTATTGAAAAGAAAAGTCCTGGGGTTTTAGAGTTTAGTTCAACCATACCAGTTGTTAATACACTGCTTTTATCGTTAGGGTCTTCATATTCAACAGTTGTAGATGGTAATTTATATGATGTTGTTTGTAATAATTTATATAAACTAGGCATACCTTGCCAGTCACATGATTCTGTTGAACCTAGTAGAACAATATCAGTTGCAAATAACTTATATTTAGCGTCATGCATTGATGATGCATAATATAGAACATCTTCAACTTTAGTTTCTTTAAAGAAAACTTCAACATTTTTTAATACACCGTCTTTTATACCACCACTATCAAAAGTTTTATCTTCTGAACCATTCATTGTAAAAATATCAGTTGGGTCACCATCATAACAAGAATCTAATAAATAGTTGGTAAAACATCTATTATCTGGACCGTTTTCTCTATCGGTATCTACACCACTATAACCTTCTGAACCTTGGAAATCTTCACAATCATATTCACAAAATCTTGTTCTTCCATTTCTTTTTTTCTTATATTGAATTAAAAACGCATATAATGCACCATTAACCCAATCGTTATAAAAATCAAATCTAAAAACATTTAATGCTTCAGCTAAAGAAGCTTGTAAACAATCATCAGCACCAGCTAAAGCATCAAATTCATCATTAACTCCATCACCTGGGTAAAAAACTGTTTTACTTCCATCATATTTTTGTTTAAGTTTTGATAAACTTGTACCAAAATCTAATGATTTTTTATAACAACCTGGAGCATAAACATTACCATCAGTACTTGGACATAGTATTGATAAACAAGGTGCATAAGGTAAAATTTCAAAACAGTCACAACATGTTCCTTTAGCAATACAAAAGTCACATTTATTAACATCTAAAAGCCAACTTGGAAACGCCCCTAATAGGGCTCCAATACCATATATTATACTACAAATAATACCTAAAATACCATTAAGTAATAAAACAATAAAGTTTATAATAGGTATTAACACCGCATTTATTGCCACTAATATAAATAACATTATCGTTAATAATGTACATAGAAACGCATATAATGGGTCGCCAGATGAATCTACTCTATTGTAAGGGAAAGGGTTTTTATCTCCAGTACATGCGTTTACATCTTTAACACCAACAAAGTTTCTAACATTAAGACTACTTGCTTGAAATCTAGAAATAAACGAACTTACAGTATATATTTTATTCCAATATAATGACCTAAAACTAGTTGCTTTTGTGTTTGAACCAAATTCATAGTCAATTTCACTCTGATTACTAGGGTTATTAGGTACTAAAAAGTTAGCTCTAGTTCTTTTATCTAAATCACCAGCTGAGCTCATACCTATCCTAAACCTAACGTTAGCTCTAGTTGCTATACCTATACTAGGGTTATCAGAAGGTACCAACTGACCAAATTCATCAGTTACCACGTAGTCTAAATTCATAGGTAATTGATAAGCCCATGTACCGTCTTCATCGATTAATTCACCCCCATCAACATCAAATCTTTCAATATTACCGTCTGGTGTTTCTCGAATCATTTCAATTCTTCCAGATGTTGTTATTTGTTCACATAATGAACCCATAATTCTTCTAGGTCTACAACGATTACTAACACCGTCAGTATCAGAGTCACCAAAAATAGAACCAATAAAGATTGCATTTGATTTGATGTTTAAGTTCATATCTAAATCAACTCTAGTAATACCAATTTCACATGTTTCAGTATCACCCCAAAATGGTTGTACGTTAACACTTGTGTTTAATGATTTAACTTGAACTAAACTATCTAAGTTTTTACTATATTTGAATTTTTGTGCTGAATCAAAGAATTTTTCTGGTGTTCCAGCAGCAATTAAATCATAAGGTTTTTGAGAAGCCATACCAATGTCTGAAATGTCTACATCGGAATGTATTGTGTGTGTACCAACTGGTACGCCAAATAACATAAAATCCCCAGAGGCATTTGTAGTTGCAGTAAATTTATAATATTTTGTAAAAATATATTCTAATTCTGGATTATCTAAAATTTCTCGTTTACTAGGCATCGTACCTATTGGAGTAAAACAAGCGTCATTCTTCTCATTATTTTTAGGAAATAGATTGTATCTAATACCATCTAAATCTCTATCTGTCACTATTTCATAAGGGTATAATGATTTAATTAGTGGGTTCTCTTTGTCTTCATCATCAATAGGTACAAAAATACTTACTTTAGCATTTGGAACACCAAAACCATTATTAACTATAACTCGACCAATTACAACACCGTAATCAGAACAAAAATTTCTATAAGCTTCTTCTTGTGAAATTTTTAAACTAAGTGTTTCTAAGTAATCAAACTCTTGGTCTATTTTTACTTTTAAATAGTTATCACCACCGTTAGGTGTTGTTCTTATTCTAATAGTTTTTGACATATATAACTTTATTCAATCGTAGATTTTATTTTGTTAACTGGGTATAAGTATTTGTTTTCAGCTTCTTCAAAATCTTTATATTCTTTTTCTTCTTTTTCCTTCTCTTCTAGTTCTCTCATTTTTTTCCATCTAGTTAATGTTTTTGTTAGACTTAGTACATTAACTTTTTTGTTTAAAACTAATGTTTTAAATAAAAACCAAATAGCTACTATATTAATTATCGGAATCAATAATAATGAAAGTATAAAACCAAAGGTTCTAACACCATAATAAATTACCTTATACGGTAAACTTAAATTTTTTATTTCTTCATCGTGATTAATATCATTACCATTTAATTCATCTTGCTTATTAAGCATGTTGTTTTTGTCATTTTTACAATTACATCCCATTTTTTCTATTTTTTAAAACTTATTATTTGAAATTAAAAATATCATTTATTTTAATATAAGTAAACAATTATTTAACCCTTACTCTAATATCTGTTGGGAATTTAATTTCAAACATTGATGTAGGTTCACCAAACAAAGTGTAATCTGCACTTACGTCAATTAATCTTGTTTCATCATCTAAATAAGGCTGCGAAATTTCATTTAAACTATATTTATTTTCACCAACTTTATTATAAATTGAAACATTTGTTACGTTTAGTACACCACCAATATTATTTATAACTTCAATCAATGGAGATAAATAAATATTATCACCCATATCAAATTTATTAATATCCATATACTCCTTAGTCTTATTAATAATTTCAGATATAATTTGTGATTGTGGTACTTTGGCATCAATCATGACATCGTAATCAATTGCTAAATTAATAATCCTACCGTCTTTTATATGAACATAATCATTTAACATTCTGTAGTCAGCTAAATAATTAGATATATTTTCTTTTAATGTAGTGTTTGATTCGTTAGACAACCTACCATTTCTATCTAATGTTAAAATATAAACAGCAATTTTATTTCTATCTTCAAAAATACCATTTCTAAATGGAGTACCAAAATTACCTGGCATTTGTGCAATCCTAGTTTGATAGTCTTTAATTGTTACAGCTCTATTTTGTGAGGCAAAGTTATATTTAACCATGTATCTTATTTCTTCGACTGTAGGTGCGTCTTTACCACCGACAGCTGGTAAAATATTATTTACTTTTAATGTCTTTTTAACACTTTGATTAATTGTAGCAGAAGGTCCATTAATTACCATATCTAAAAGTCCTAAATTAGTAATTGTATTTGGACCTACATTAGTATCACTACCACCACCAACACGATATTTTATGAATAATGTTGTATTTGCTGTGTGTATTTCACCTAATGCCATGTTGTTTATAAAGTTTCCTATTTGATTAACTAAACTAGGGTCAACGTTAAAATCACATAAACTACTTATATTTTGTGAACCAGCACCAAAAGTTATTTTTGTAAAACCTAAATCAGTATATTCTTTAATAAATTTTTTAGATGTAGACATCCATTTACCTGGCGTAACTGTAGTATTTTGAGTCACTCTATTGTTATCAGTGATAAAAACTTTATCTTCAGATAATGATGACATTTCATACCATCTAATATTACTATTGTTGAATTGTGAATTTGTTGGTTGACCTTGTAAATTTGTACCTGGTAATGTAATACATGATAATACTTCAGTAACGTTATTATCTGGTAATATAATTTCTAAAAAAGGAATAACATCTTGTGTTGTTAAGACTCTTTTAAATATTTTTGTCGCCCCATTAACAACCATTTCTCTTTTTGTTAACGTATAGTTTAATACTGTACCGTTAGCATTGATATTAGGTATTACTATTCTATTAGGGATACCATTTTTATTAAATGGGCTTGAAAAGTCTGTATCATAAAGCAATTCAAATACTTTACCAGCACCATTAAATTGTGACCCAGCTCTAAGCAATGGAGCATATGATACATCAAAAGTATCACCAAATACTGGTATTGTAATACTTACATCTACAATTGTTGAACTAGCACGCTTATTTGGAATGTTTAATCCAAATGTTCTAGCTAATGATAACAACGAATGTCTTTCTTGTGCATAATCTATTTGTGTTTCAGCAAACATTCTGTCTGTATTATGGGATAACATATCCCCAACAGCAGCGTTTAAATCTATTAACATCTGACCTACAGATGCATCATTATAGTCAGCATAGATATCTGGATAATATTGTTTTACATAATTAATTAGGTCTGTTCTAATATCGACAAAGTTCCTAGAGTCGTAATTTACATTTGGCATAAAATTATAATTTAATTACTATTATATCGGTTGTTTCAAAAACACCTTCAGTTATTACATATTGCATTGTTACAACAGCAGCATATTCACTTTCATCAGATTGTTCAATTTTTAATTCAGTGAAAGTTAATTTTGGCATGAATTTTTTTGTAACTGTTCTTATTTCTTCCAGAATACCAGCGTAAGTTAATTCATCATTTGGTTCATATATAAATTTTAACAAATTTGTCCCAAAATCTGGCATGTATAGTCTTTGCCCTCTTTGAGTTAATAGTAAATGTAGCAAATCAGCTTTTAAAGCTTGATTTGGGTCTTCATTCAAATCTAACAAAAAACCTTTTTTACTGTCTTTGAATGGATAATTTATGTTGATATACTTAGCCATCTTTATATATTTTTAATGCATTATTTATAGATAAATATAATAACTAAAAATTTTTATAAGTAAATATGGTAAATAAAAAAAAGGGACCGTAATAGCCCCTTATTTTTTTTAATGTTTATTTTATTTTAAGCTGAACACCCAAAACACTCGAATTGACTGTCTTTTGGTTTATCAGCATTTTGTATAATTTGATTAGACGCTAATTTTGAATTTGCTTCTAATTTAGATTTAGTTCTAGTGTAATAAACACCAGTTTTTAATCCACCTTTCCACGCATACATAAGTGCACTAGCAATCTTACCATATTTAGCGTCAGAGTGATATAAGTTCAACGACTGTGATTGGTCAACAAATTTGTTTCTGATTATCGCTAAATCTAATAATACTCTTTGAGGGATTTCCCAAACATCTTTGTATCTGTATCTAACGTCTTCTGGTATCTCAACAATATTTTGAACACTACCTTGGTTGGCAATTAATTTATCAATTATTTCTGGCGACCATAAGTTTAATGAAATTAATTCATTTACCAAATATTTGTTTACAACCAAAAATTCTCCTTGACCTACACGTCTAGTAAATAAGTTAGCAGTTGCTGGTTCAAATGATTCAAACACACTCAATAATATTGCAGAAGACGCTGTTGGCATAAATCCTAAACCTAAACTGTTTAACATTGGAATTGGCTGCCCTTCTGGTAGTGGTGACCAACCTTCGATGTAAGTTTCACCTTTTGAATACGGACTATCTTCCCATGATGGATAGTTTTTATCTTTTACAATAGCCAATCTCATTGACTCTTCAACGAATGCTTTATACATTGTTTCAGTGATATCTTTGTTCCATTGTTTAGCTTCTTCACTCTCATAAGAAATTTTTCTTTTAGCAAAGAAGTCAGCCATACCAGCAACACCAATAGCCAATGCTCTTTGGTCCATACCAGCAGCTTCACTCCAATCATCAGACCATTTGTTTTTATCAACAACTTTGTTCAATGCTTTAACCAAAATTTTGGTTGATTTAGCAATTGATTCCAAAGAATCTTGTTCAGCCAAATTGATTGATGCCAATGTACATTGTGGTGTATACTTAGGTCTAGACGCTTGGAAAATCTCAATACATAAATTAGATTGTTTGATAATACCAATGTTTCTTTGCATGTTGCGTTTGTTCGCATTATCTTTGAACATAACGTATGGTTTTCCACTTTCTACTTGTGATTTGATAAGTGAGTCAAAGATGTCTTTAGGGTTAACTTTTTTACCCAATCCTAATTCAACAGCTTTATAATATTCAGCTTCAAATGCCTCTCCATGCAACTCATAAAGTGGTGTTAATCCAGCTTTTTTAATGTCATTTGGACAGAACAAATACCAATCTTCATTATTTTGTAGTTTTTCCATGAATAAATCATTGATTACTACAGAAGTAAATAAATCTCTAGTTCTTAATTGCTCATCACCAATAGGCAACGTTAAATCTAAGAAATCAAAGATATCTCTGTGCCATACTGATAAGTATAATGCACAACTTCCAGAACGAGAACCTTGTTTATAGAATCTCATTTTAGCTTGTACCATATCGGCTAATCTTACGACACCACCAGCGTTACCTTTAAACGATTCTACGATACTATCCTTGCTTCTAAGAGGGTCAATTAGTAATCCGATACCAGAACCTTCTTTAGATGCAGAAGCTATCTTAGTAAGCGTATTTTCGATTCCTTCAAATGAATCATCTTCCAAGTGTGTTAGGTTGCATGAAATCATACCGTTTCTTTCTGGTACACCAGCGTTTGTATAAGTCGGTGTAGCAAAGTTTGCTTTTTTGGTTGTAATTTCATTTAATAACTCTAAATAATCCTCTTCGTTGTCATTATGTAAATAACCAGCTACACGATTATACATGCATGATGGTAATTCAACTGGTGTTTTATTTTCATCTTTGATTGAATACTTTGTCAAGAAAGTAGTTGCAGCAAAGAAGTCATAAGTTAAATCAACTGGTTGTAATTCTTTACCAATCAATTTAGATTGTCTAGACAACAAAATTCGACCACCCAATAATGAGTAGTCGGAATGTTGTATAATTTTATCAGCAGCTTTGAAAGCAATAATCTCATCAATCTCAGTGGTTGTGATATTATCGTTTATCAAAGGAATCACTTCTTGGAATAAAATATCTGAATCAACTTTTAACCCTTTGGCTTGTGTTTTGATTCTAGCTAAAATCTTATTCGGTGTGAACGCTTGTGTTGTTTTATCTCTTTTTGTTATTCTCATAGTAATTTATATTAAAAATCTTCATTAAACATTCCATCTATCGTTGTTGGTATCTCAACTCTAGTATATTCACCCTCTCTTTTCTCAAAGAAATTATTTTTAGATGATAAACCAATTCTAGACATATATTCTAATGGGTTTCTAGCATTGAACTCAGTTTTGCAACCAAAATCATTCAAAACGATATCAGTAACATACTGTACGTATTTAACCATATCTTGCTTTGTAAGACCTTGTAAACCATCTGGCATACTTTGTTCAACAAATAGTTTTTCTGCTTCGTAGCAGCTTAAAATAATGTTTCTAAGTTCATCTTTTGATAGCTTATATTCATCTTTTAAGTAGTTTTTATACAAGTTAAGTGCAAATTCATAATGGAATGTTTCATCACGTAGAATCAATTCATTCATTGCACCTAAACCTGGCATTTTGTTACGACTTCTGTACCAGAAAACCCCAGAGAAAACACTAGCAAAAGATATTCCTTCTACACAAGCAAAAGCAATAAGTCTGTGACCAAATGATGGATGACTAATCCAATTTTCAGCCCATGCTGCTTTTTTAGCAACTGCTGGATTTGTTTCCATTGAATTAAATAGTTCTTCTCTTTC